TAGATGTTTCGGGAATCAATATCCGGGAGAGGGATAACTCGACCGAAGATAGTCTTAACGCTCTTATGGACGTGAGCCAACATCTTTGTTCGGTTAATCCACCAAGTAACCCCTGGTAGTCGCTTCCAATAGATCGAGAGAAATTTCTCCGCGTCCTCGATGGAGCATTTAGCCACCTTTGCAATCTTCTCAGCCTGAGCGCCAAACACCGCACCAAAGTTGCAGTTCTTGGCGATGCTTCTCTCCATCTTCGTGATGCTGCTCTTGCCGAAAAGAACCTTCCCAGTCGCCTCGTGAACGTCCTCGCCCCTGCGAAAGGCATCTATGAGAACCTTTTCTTTAGTGTAATGAGCAAGGATGCGATACTGAAACTGATCAAAGTCAAAAACGAGTAATTCTTTGCCAGGCGTCGGTATGAATCCCGAACGTAGCGCTTTGCCAGTCGTCTCTTCATTTTCATCCCCCGCTTTGCTGATTTGTTGTAGGTTCGGGTCTTTGGAACTGAGCCGACCCGTGCGTATGCCCTTCCAGTCCCCTGTCTGGTCGTCGAACGACACCTGGCTGAAGGTCGTGTGAATCTTGGGCAACGTGGGGAGCGCCAGCCAGGCGTCCAGGAAGGTCCCGATCACCTTGTTGATCTTTCGGTACTCAAGGAGCATGTTTATGAATTCGTCCCCGCGATGTGGCTCCAAGTCCTCCTTGGCCGTGCCCGTCAGAGCGAATCCGAAGGTGTTTAAGGCCTCCAAAACCTGCTTAGGGCTCCCAGGGTTAAACTCGTGGGAATGGGCCTTCTTTGGGCAGCTCTTGCGGCAGGGCACGGTGTAGCCGCGATCCTTCACAGTGTTCTTGAGGTCCAAAAGGAGCATTTCAGCGTCTTTTGCGAAATCGACGCGCAAATCCTTCAGGTATTGCACATCCACCGTCACGCCGTGCTGCTCCATGTCGAAGAGGAGCTGCATGACCGGCAGTTCGAGGGTGTTGTAGTACCCCTTCTGGGGCGGCGTCATCGCCTTGTCGAAATACTGGTTGAGCCGGAACGTCGCCACGCAGTCGCATCCACAGTAGGCGGCCACCCGGCCTACTTCTTGCTGGTCCAGGGTAACCTTGTCCTTGCCAGTGCCAACCATCTGCTCATAAGTTGGCCACTCCATACCAAGATATTCCCTGGCCAGTTCCTTAAGCCCATGACTTTCCTTGGTGCTGTTTCGCACATAGGATTTGAGCATTGTGTCATGGACGAGCAGTCGTGATCGAATGTCAACGCCCCAAGAGCGTAGTTCAGTCGCATCAAACTTAAGATTATGGCCAATGAGATTAGCACCAGCAAGATAAGCCCGCAGGTCGGGACCAAGAGTAGAATAATAAGTAACGCGAGTGGGATCGCACATAATTCCGATACCCACAAAATTACCTTTCTCGTCAGTTTCCACGTCAACGACCGCTGTCGAACCATTCGGGACCTCCGAAGGGTTGATCACAAGCTCAACCCCGAACTTGTCCGGGCCGAAGGTGGGCTGCGCTGGCGTTTCCATCTCGGCTATCATTTCTTCGTGAACCTCTCGATGAGCGCTGCCGTGCATCCCTTCTTGGGCCGGTTGTCGATGATGCTGTCGGTTGCAATGGCGTCCAGGATGATACCGAGGCACGCCCGTGCATGTCCGAGGTGGTGCACGCCGCTGTCTGAGGCGAACTCTTCTCCGTCTTGGAATGACATGATGTGGCGCATGGCCGCTTCCAGGTAAATCATCATTTGCACTTTTTTGTCACGCCAGTTGTAGGGGCCGTACTTGTCTGCGCCATTCGCCATCGCCAAGGCCTCGTGAATGATCCCGGCTGGCGGGACCAGAGATAACCTCGGCTTCTTCACACCAATTCTGTCCTTCGGGTTCGTTTCGTCCTGTGCCTGTACAGGTGCTTCCATTTTGATCTCCTCCACGTAAGTTAGAATGAGTCCGTTGCACGTCATGCAGTATCTTGAATAGTGGTTTTGATTATTCGCCTTATACACCAGACTGTCCAGGAACAGGTCCTTGGTCGGGCAGTAGCACATGTGCTGCATTGAGTTCAGTCCCATAGGTTGAAGAAATACTCTGTGAACATGGCCATTCCCTGCTTGAACCTCTTCATGGCAGCTGGCATTTCTTCGCCGGGAATATCGTAATCCTGTATCTTACGCGCCAGGTCAAAAGTCTCAGCGATGTAAAGAATCGTTGCCTTCCACTCCTCCATCGTGAGAGTATCGCAGTCGTTAGGGTCATGTGGGTCCAGTGGCCTCCCGGTTTCTATTAGCGGCACACCATGCACTTGCTTGGACAGATCACGGAGGGCGTTGCCCATGAAGCTTGACAGATACCAGTCAACGCTCCACACGCTGTTGTCCGCGTACCCTCTTGCTCCGCGCTGGCAGAACCACTTGACCTGCAACCACAGATCGTGGAAGTAGACCCACGGCTTTGTGCTGTAACCGTAATAGTTGTACCACCCGAACGGTGGTGCGTACTTGAACCACCAGCGGTTATCGTTCCGCATCCAGTTCCACAAGCTTTTCAAGAGCATTGGCGATCCTCTCCAAGACCATGATGAGTTTTACGAAGAACAACGGCATTTTCTTTGCCTCATCAACGGTCATGTTCCATGTCCTTTTTGGCTTTTTCTACAACCCGGCGCATGTCTATCGGATTAGGCAAACAACTGTTGATGTAGTCAATGGCCAGAGTAACAGCCCTTTGACCAACCTCTTGTGGTTCCCGATTGACGAGCAGCTCGGTGAGCGTCATCTCAATATTTCCACATCCGACCAGCAGCTTGTCACATCATGCTTCTCAATGAGTTCATTGAGGGCAAGAAGAGCTTTGCGTGGGTCCATCGTCGTGAGAATGCAGTCACCATCGTCGATGACTCGGTAGACTTCCGGGGGACGAGGCGCTTCCGTCACGCATGGACCTTCTCGATCATATAGTGCCATTTTCTGCCTCCTTTTCAAGCTCATACGGCATCACGTACTTTTGAAAGAACACCTGCCAGGCCAGCCGGGCTGCCAAGCAGTCGTCGCACTGCACGTCCGCCATGTGGGTCTTGTGAAGGCTGTGCAGGTGGGCCTTGTAGATGTTGTGGACAGTCGTCCATCGCGGTTCTTTCTTGAATAGGTCAACCATCTCTTTGTAGAACTTGTAGCATCGGTCCCCTGACTGTGTATCCGGCAGCTGGCCCTTCGCTGCCTGTTCTCGACGGTCTTGTCTGATGAAGGGCATTATTTCCTCCGTAGCGCCTGGATTTCTTTTTCTAATTTGTCAATGCGCTCTTCCTCGTAGCTCTTGCCGAGCTTGACAACGAACTTGAAACCATAAAAGGCATTTCGCCCATCCATCACAACATCCTGGCCGGGACTGTCGTTGAAATTGTACGAGTCGAACACGTAGAACGACGTGTGCTTCGTGTCAGCCAATCGGACATCCAGCTCGCCAAGCATCCGAGCGCCGGGGTTGATGGCGTTCTGGCCGTTGGCTCCATTTTTGCCGTCTTTGCCGTTAGCGCCATTCGCACCGTTAGAGCCGTTGGCTCCATTGGCCCCGTTACTACCATTCGTGCCGGGGTTGCCTTGCGGTCCCTGTGGTCCTTGTGGACCTTGAGGTCCTTGCGGGCCGACTTGACCACCTGAACATCCGTTCCCGTTGCCGTTGTCATTCCCACAGTTGGCGTAGCCGAGCGAAGCGATGCTCAACATCAGCGCGATCAGGAATGGTTTCAACCAAGTTTTTTCTGCATTCATAATAATCTCTCCTCTCGTTCTCCCGGTCGTATTGACGGGTTTGATGACCTTAATACACTTCACTGTGTTGATGTGGTAGTAATAATCTCCCCATCCATTGAATGATTTTTCACACTTTGCACAAACATTGTGACTCAGTGATTCTGTCGTTGCAGTGGGCATTATAGCCCTCCCAATTCCGTCTGCTTGAACATCATGGACTCAAATAAGTCCTTGTCCATCCCGTAGCGCTCAAGCAGACTTTTTTGATAGTCGATCCATTTCGGGAAGGATCGTTTTAAAACCTCTGTTCGCCATGCACCCAGCTTCTCGTAGCTGCCCCACTTGTCGTTGATCACGTCTATGGCGTCGTTCAGCGTCGGCACGATGACCTCGTACTCCATCCGGCTGATGAGAGCGCCGGGGCCTTCCCACACACGGACGGTGGGCTTCCACAAGCACCAGCGGTTGTAGCCGATCTCATTGTTGCTGCCATCGCTCTTGTTCTGCGTCTTGTAGTCGATGATCACATCGGCTTCCTTGATCATGACCTTATCCATCTTCCAGAATTTTTCGAGGATGTCAGTCGGCACATGAGGCAGAATAACGTGCTCATTCGGAATGAAGGCCAACTCGGCCAGGACGGGATTCAGTATCCTGATCCCATAGTTCCGCAGCACGCGCTCAAGCATCCTTGCTTCGACGATCATTTCGTCGCACATCCGTCCCGTCATGGACTGGCATGTATAAGCTGTTATCATTTCAATAAGTAGGCACAAGACTGACCGATTTGTGTAGCAAGTGCCTCCTCCCTTTTGGAGTGCATTTTTCCCCGCCGACGGTGGAATGCAAAGAACATATGATCCATCTCATGAAAGAATGTGTCCGTAAGGTGCTTCTTCCCCATCTTCGTGTTTATGAATATCTTCGCCACGTACTTGCTCTCGTACTCCGTCAGGCCGCACAGGTTCCCCTCTTCCACGGTCTTGGGATACCGCCACTCGATATACACGGCCTTATTGACTGATTTCATTGTGGTATGACTTCCATGTCTTTCCAGGTGTCGGTAAACTTGTCGAACTCAATACCCACCACAGCAAGAGGTCCGAATCGGTTCTTAGCGAGTTCACCATATATACATCGGACAGAGTTATCTGGCTCGTCAGAGAGGATAGAAAAGAGGAGAACCGCTCCGCTTTCTTCCTCAATCGTGCCACTTTCCTTGAGGTCGGAGAGAGTGGGCCGTATTTCCTTGCCGGTCTTAGGGTCCCGATACAGCCTTCTAATCTGGCTAAGTGCAAGCACAGCACAATCAAGTTCTCGCGCAACATCCTTAAGTCCTCGAATGAAGCCCGAAACGTTCGCCCGACTGCTGTCTGCCTCTCCACCGATGTGTTGAATATGGTCATAGATCACAAGGTCCGGCCTGAGCTTCTCCGCGAGCTTTTTGACTTGGTAGATGTTAGGAGAAGGTTTGTCACAGAGCGCAAGTCGCTCTCCAAAGCCGTCCAGCTCTGCGTAAGCAGCGTCGAGCTTCCCTTTATCCTCGTCTGTAAAGTTTCCAGTGTTGAACTTATCGCCTGACACAGTTGATAGTACCTGTAGGAGTCGGTCGTATGTTGAGTCAGTAGACATTTCGGAAGTGAAGAACAGCACTCGTTTACCATCCCTTGCCAGTCTTGCAGCGATTGAAACAGCAATCGAAGTCTTTCCGATAGAAGGACGAGCTGCAATGGTGAAGATTTCACCCCGGCGGAATCCCCAAGTGTTACGGTCGATGATGGAAAGTCCGAGGGCCATCTCTGGTGTGGCATTCTTTCGGCTGAAGAGACGATTCCTGTGCGCCTTGAGATTGTCCCCTCCGGCGCGATACTGAAGTTCGTGGAGTTCGAGTCCAGATTTGGACTCTGGGTCCGGCTCTCCGTCGTAGATTTTGGTGATGATCCGCTGATTGTCCTCTGGCTTGTTGCCCCGGCCAAATGGGTCTTTCTCAAGATTCGCAAGGGCAGCTTCTCGGCTAAGTCCCTTTGCCTTACAGAAAGCAACCAGCCCGTAGGCGGCCTCACTTCGAGATTTGTAGCCAATGTCTTTAGGAGCGAGCGTGTTAACGGCAGCTGAAGGTGCTGCTGCACAAGCTTTAATTCTGTCAAGAATTCCGTTGCGAAGGTAGGGTAGACTCGGAAAGTCAATGAATCGGGCGACGCGCCAACTTGCTCGATCACCCTTGGTCGATGTCGTTCCCAGGAGCTTAACCATCCTTGCAGTGTCGAATGTGGCATCTAACGTGACTCCTTCTGGAAGAACCTTACGCATTTCTTCCTCAAAGATTTTGTAGCGTCCTTCAAAGTCCTTAAAGTCTCCGACCACAGGAGACTGCAATCGGTAGAGAACAAGGACCCCATTTCCACTTGAGGCAATGTAACCGCCGGTAAAGTGACGCAGTAGCTCCCGACCTGCCTGAATAGCGCGGGTAGAGAGTTCAATCGACGCTGCCGAACCGCGTTCTCGATCAGGGTCAATGTCCGCAGTGATCGTCCTAAATTCGTGCAAAGTACCATTGGCTTTCCTGGCGGTGCGTCCAATATAGCAGTTCCCACGTCCATTGAACTTTCGAGCCCAGTCCACCACAGCCTGTTCTCCCTTGATGATGAGACGACTGATGACGTGGAGGTCCCGGAATTCTTTTTCATCTGGCTCCCGGCTGTTCTTTCTCTTGAACTCTGTAAGCCGGTCCTGGAACTCTTTATCCTGCTCCACAGGAGAACCCAGAGGGATAATACATCTAACATCGGAGTGACCTTCCGGCGTCTCGCCATGTCCGAGCAGCCTGTAAAGCTGTCGTACTTGCGGCTCCATTATTTCCATGCAGTGCTCCTATTTTCCGTGCCACGGAGTTTTCTCCAAAATTGCCATGAGATGCTTGGTCTGACGGATGGCGTCATCCAAGGCGTTGTGCTTCACACCCTCTGTCTTTTCCACGACGACATCTGACATACGCGCCAAGGTCCTGTAGCACATGTCGTTCCGATACGAGACTGGGTACTGAACCCCACAAGCCTCGAAGGCGTTGCGGAGGATTATGTTGTCGAACGTGGCCCCATTGCCGAACAGGTACGCGGCCTTTGGGAACCAGTTGGCGAACGCATAGAGCGCACTGTGCAGGTCCTTGCGCCGGTTATCAAAGAGTGCCGACTGCGCCTCTTTACTCTGCTGAAGCCACCACTCCACAGTGTTGGCGTCGATGTGCAGCCCGACCTTCTCACAGGACTTGAGCGATACCGTCTGATAGAACAGCTGATCATTGGTAAACTCGTCCTGTTTGACATTGGTCCAGAACTTGACGGCCCCGATGGATATGATGGCCGCATCCCGGCGCGTGCTCATGGTTTCGAGGTCCACCATCACCATGTTGTAGTCTGATTGGATGTCCATCATTCCCCCGCGTCCCAGGCCCCAGTCCTCGTGTGGAACTGGTACACATGCAGCAAGTGCTTGAACACCTCGAAGTAGAAGCCGAGGCCTGTGAACGGCTTCTCATAGACCTTCGCCGTCTTTTTGTCAATCCTCACTCCCAACCCATCCCGAAATTTCTTAAAAATCTCTTCGTCCGAGAGTCCCTCGTTCTCGCCGTAGAGGTGCGCGTAAGCCGCGAGCTGTATACCAACCGTGTCGTAGATTTGGTTCGACGTTTTCCAGTCGGCAGGGAGCCAGAGGCCGTTCCAGTCTTTCCTTTTACCGATGAAGTCCCAAGTACCTTGGAAATTATACCGCTTGCTAATAACTGCTGTCTTAGGCTCAGCACTGACGACCTCCATTCCAGAATGATCATACCATTCCTTGAAGTTAGTGAAGCACAGCTTGACCATCTCCACGTTCACGCCTTCCTTGTACTCCACAGGATGGGGCTCCTGGCCCGTGATGTACTGGTCGATGTGTTCATGGACCGCCGTCCCGAAGTCGGCGCTCTCTTGCTTGATCCTGTTGCATTCCTCGTTCCCGTACTTGCCGTACCAGGCATATAGCGCGGGCTTGTCGAGACACCCGATGACCTGGGTGACCGAGGGGATGCGAATTCCTTTGCTGACTACTTCTTTATGAGGCATACTCTACCTTTGATACCACAGGATATGGTGACTTATAGACCATCAATGTTTTCGTCGGAGGTAATTCACCAAATGGAACCTCGTCAAAAGAGTCGTGAGCTATCAGCACATTGACCGTGTGACTGTAGTCATTCTGGCTTACTCCCAGAATCTTGCTGCCCATCGGGAGCAGGTGTTCCAGAAGCGCCACTGATACCGGCACTACTGCTACTCGTCTCGATTGGTTCTCTTCCGACTTCTGGTTCAGCTCCTGACTTTCCATGACGATACCCTCCGATGTAGGCTTGACGAATTGCTTCTGTGATACATGGACAGAACTCATGTCCGCCTATATACTTGAATGGCGGCTTCGTGTAAATGCAGGGCTTCTGAAGGATAGCCTTGCAGATTTCGTTTACAGTCGGATCACTCATTGATGTATTTGACGGCTTCATCAGCGGCCTGGCGCACAAAGGACAGATACTCAGTGACGTTCGTGGCTAACTGCCCAAGGAACGGAGACTGAAGCGCGGCCTGGAAGCTGCCTTGACGCTGTATCTGCCGGGTCTTGAGGTCCATGCCAGCGGCCTGAGTTGCGGGCTTCGGAGCTTCAGCTTGTGCTTTCGCTTTGGCGGCTGCTTCTTCAGCATTGGCCTTGGCCTTCTTCAACGCTTCCTCGGCGGCTTTGACGGCATCCGTCTCTGCCGGAGCAGTGGTCGGAGCTGTCTGAGCATCTTCCACGCCGATGATCGAGTTGATGTACTTCTTGCCGGTCTTTGACGTGGTGACGGAAACTTTATATCCGCTTCCGACGGCGAAATGCTGGGGCGTCAATGGTTCATTCACACCCATCCACGTTTTCTCGTCGATACGCACGCCGAACTTTCCTACTTGCAGGACCTTGATGTTCTCTACTGACTGCGGTCTTTCAGTTGTTGCAGCACCCATTTTACTTCCTCCTTTAGGGGACCAATACTGGTCTATGCACACTGTGTTGCCAGATGCGAATAGTATTTCCATACTGTCCTTTCAAATTGACGGGCGGACTTTATTGCCGCCCGTGCATCCCAGGCCATACTGAGGAGATGCTGCCCATACACTCCCTACCGCTTATGTGAGTTGGTAGGCGATGGCCTTAAAACACTTTGACTTTGACTCGACAGTGCAGGTCCTTTGTGATCGTGGGGTCCACACCGTACAAGTCATACTGCTCATACCCGACACCCGTCGCCACGTCCAGACGGTCCTTGATCAATGAGTACGTGAGATCGAGCGACCCATGCCGGTCGCGGAACTGCGTCGCCGTCGTGACGCCCGCCTCGAAGTCCCAGGACGCACGCTTGGTGACCTGGTAGCTCATGATGGCCCCGAACTCAGAACCTGATCCCATGCTGGTCAAGTAGACCGGGCTGAACGTCAGCCACAATGAGAGCGGAAGAGCTAACATATCTCCCACACAATAGCTGTGTGGCCTCCGCGATTCGCCCGGCGTGTCCCTGAGTCCCGGACCAAGCCAGCCTTCACCAGCTCGTTGACTCTTCCCGTGACGCAGTTGATCGGCCACGCAAGCTCGTCAGAGAGCTGCATGAGCGTCGCACCAGCGGGGAACAAACGCAGGATGCTGAGCACCTGTGCTCTCCGGCCTGATAACTGAGGCTTGATTGACTGATACGCTATTGTCGATGTTGGTTGCATTTTATTATCCTTTCACGCACAAGATTTGTTTCAGCTCAGCCACTACTTCAACGAGGTCACTTTGATTTTCCATAACCTCGCCAATGTCCTTATAAGCTGCTGGAATCTCGTCGATGATAGCTGCATCCTTTCGACATTCAACCCCATCAGTTTGCTGCCGCAAGTCATCGACTGTAAATTGATGACGTGCTTTTGTCCGCGACATCCTTCTACCAGCGCCATGTGAGCAGGAATTGAACGATTCGGGGTTACCCTTACCCCGAACAATGAAACTTCGTGTTCCCATCGAGCCGGGGATAATTCCCATATCCCCTTCTCTGGCTCGGACAGCGCCCTTACGAGTGACGATAACGTTTTCGCCATAGTGATGCTCCCACTCCAAGTAATTGTGGTGACAGTTGACTGACACGACCGGCACAAGAGGTTCGCCGCCATTGAAGAAGTAGCCGAGGTCCTTGAGGATACGACGCATCATCTCATGGCGGTTGCTCATGGCATAATCCTGGGCCCAGCGCACATCATTCACGTATGCGCTGAACTCAGGAGTTCCTTGAGCAAAGTATGCAAGGTCCGGGTCTGGTAGATTGATGAACATCTGTTTCATCAGGCCCTTGGCCTTGTCGATGTGCTTCTCGGCCAGGACCTTTCCGATGTTCCGTGAGCCGGAGTGAAGCATCACCCACACTTCGCCTTCCGTGTCCAGACAGACCTCAATAAAATGGTTGCCACCGCCGAGCGAGCCCATCTGTGACATCGCTCGCTTCGTGTCATTGCTTCCGATCTCTGGCTTTCCTATCGCCGTCCATCCCGCCCAAGCCTCAACTTGTGTGGTGAGGTTGCGGTTGCTCTCGAATCCCACAGGGATTGATCGCTCGATGCTGTGCCTAATCTCCGCAAGTTTTGCGTGCAATAGGGCTTTATTCTCCGCACTGAGACTGAGCTTGACGGCCATCATCCCGCACCCGATGTCAACGCCGACTGACGCCGGACAAATAGCGCCCTTGGTCGCCACGACCGAGCCGATGGTCGCGCCGCGCCCGGCGTGCACGTCAGGCATGACAGCCACATGCTTAAAAACAAACGGTAATCTCGCTACGTTTTCAAGCTGCTGCTGGGCCTCGACCTCGATCTGTTTCGACCAGACCTTGACCGGCACGCCGCTCGTTTCGATGATTGTCGAAATGGGCATGTTAAAACCTGAACCTCACGAAAACGAACGCATGTTTCGTCGCAGTGTATGACGCCACGAGTGAGGTGTTGGCGAACCGCAACCAGGGCACATATCCGACACCCACGTATGGATCAACGATGTCTAAAAGATTCGACTTAAGGCTGTACATCTTTGGGTCGGTGGCCATTCCGATTCCAGTGTGAATGCTGGCCCGTTTGAAGTAGACGACTCTCGCATCCAAGGCGACGCGCAGCGTGTCGCTATAACCGATACCCAATCCTGGCTCGAACCCAACTCCGAACTGTCGGACCTTCACCGTCACATTTCCATTCTTGTCTGTGGTAACCACTGTCGATCCTGGGTCCGGCTCATAAATCTTTTGATCTATAACCTTGCCATTCTTGTCCTTGTGCTTGATGTCGATGACGTTGCCGCCATCTTGATAGGTGAGCTGTGCCGGTCCCTTGACAGTCGTGGGCCGGTTACACCGCTGAAGCAGGAGCGTACACCCCAAGACTCCGACGACGATTAGGCCTACGTTCTCTCGTGTTGTCATGACTGTTTCCCCTTGTTGGAATAGGCAAAGCATCCAACCGCCGACGCATACGCCGCCGCGTCATACGCATTAAGTCCACAGTGCAAGGTCTTGTAGATGATCGCGGCTGTGTAGCACAGCATGATGCAGTCACCGTCGATGTCTAAGAGACTTTGAATCCAATCCCAGTAGAACTTAATCTTGTCCAGCATGTTTGGCGTCCTCCATGAATTTGTGAAACTTCTTGGTCGCCCGCCACAGGTGAGTCCGCAGTGACGACTCCGACATGTTCAACAGACCTGCCGCCTTGAGCAAACTGAACTGATGTTTCATCACCATGTTCCATACCTGAAGTTCTCGTGCCGTGAGAGTCTGGCGAAATTCCTTCAAAAGCTTGACCGTGTTAGCGTCTTTCTTAGAAGGTCCGTAGATGAAGCCATCTTCGTCGGACACGATGTCAGGATTTGCTTCTAGCGGCTCGCGGAAGTCGTGCAACTCTAGCCAATCTTGATAGTCATCTTTGACTGGTGCACCCTTCGCACTGGCCTGTGCTTCTCGTATTGCTATCTCGGCGTTGGCCGGGTCCGCCTTGAATGCTTCGATTTCTGCTTCGAGAGCCGCTTTCACTGAGTCCGTCATTTCTGGCGGGCAATGGCTGCTGACACGCTCTCTGTTACCGGCACTTACCTCCGATACGTGACCAATTCGTCGTTTTCGTGTTGATTTATCCATAGTTCCTCCTATAATGTTAATTATCGTTAAGACGGGCGTTTCGACGCTCACGATTGAGCCTCGCCCGCATCTTGTAATTGTGGCTGAACACAGTGTTGCGTAGTGACTTCCGTGTCTTGCGGCTCGGTGTGTCTTTGGCTTTAGGGTACGATTTGAAGTTCATTTGATTCCTCCCGTTTCAGTTCTTCCAGCCGCGCCCTCATCCTTTCGGTGGCGAGCATGGACTGGTAGAACAATTTCTTTAACTCCTGTATGTCATCCATTGGTCACCCCCACCAGGTCGTGCTCCCATACCCGCCACACTTTGTAGCCCTGGTTCTTGAGCAACAACTCCTGCCTCTCGTCGCGTCTCTTGTTCGTCGCTATCTTGTTGTACCAGTAGAGCGGGAGACGCATCGCCTTCCTGAACGTGAGGTGCTTCGGGCAGCCGTGCCAGAAACATCCATCGACGAACAGGCACGTGCGTGATGATCGAAAGTAAAAATCAACGTCGATCCCAAGCACCTTTACGTGCCTTCGCCACCCTTTGATTCCATCGCGCTTGAGCACTTCCATGATTGCCAGCTCCGTCGATTTGTTCCCCTTGCTGCGTATGCGGCTCATGATCTCTGATCTGGTCATTGCCTAATCCTCCTGACCGGCAGATGCCGGACTCCTATCCGCTTCTCCTCCGCATATGAGAACACAAGCACGTCCACTGATCGCTTGTGTCTCGCGTTCATCGTGTCGTTGACCACCCGCAGCCCGATCTTCGGAATGCTTAGCACGTCTCCGTACTTCACGACGCCCGACTTAAGCAGGTCTTGACTCACCGCGCACCCGTACATCGTGATCCCGTCGTCGATGGACGTGGTGCAGTGGTATCTGTTGATGCACTCCGGCTTCGTCTGCGCCGGTATCGGTTGGTACGCCGTCACGGTCATTGTGCCGAGTGACACGATGAGGAGTAAAGGATTCATTCGTAATCCGCGCTCGTTGCTTCCTCATCCTCTACCTCTTCCGCGTAGTCGTAGTCATCTCCCCAGTCCTTCTCATGGTTGTACCACCAGTCCGACCTCGCGGCCTCGATGAGTCCAAGGCGCACGGCTTCGTTCAACTGTTCGTTGACCTCCGCCTCTGTCGCGCCGGACTCGATGAGCCATATCACATGATCGTTGCTCTTGAATCTCGTGCCCTTCTCTGCCTCGTCCGGCAATGTGATCGCGTCTCGGATGAAGTCTATGACCGTAATAATTCTGGCCTTTGTTTCCGTCGAGAACTTCGGTGCGTCCACTCTCAGTCCGCTCATGTTCATTGTGTTACCTCCGTTCCAAGTCTAGCAGATGTCGGCCAAAATTGCAAGCCCTTTTTTGACATCCATAAGATTTTCCGTCGGTGAGAAAAGATTCGACTTAAACTTTTGATCCTGGCTTCAAAACCCCCTTGCACTACAACGCCCATAATTCGCCCTCCTGTAGTGTAAACCACTTGTTGCCCTTGGCTCTGTTACAAGCGATGCAGGAAAGCACCATGTTTGAAATGTCTCTCACAGGTCCGCCCTTGCTGATAGGCTGTATATGGTCTATCGTGAGACAGTCCAAGGGGTTAACGCGCCCACAATAGGCGCACTCCGCCCCGCCATACTTCCAGAAGAGCCAACGCCGGTAACGCTGTACCTCCCATGCTGTGAGCCTTTGAGGCTTGCGGGCCTTTTCCAAGGCCCACAGCATAGGTTTTATCGCGGTGTACTCTAAGGCCCGCTGTACAGCCTTCATGTGCCGGTCACGATCCCTAACAGCATTACTCATCTAACAGCCTTGACTATCCTGATACTGTATGATTGTCTCGCCACAGTCTAAGCACCTGTACTCTGTTTCGTATGGATCAAATCGCACAGGGTCTAGCCGGTGCTCGCCATTCGGTAACGTTGCCTTTGTGCATATCCCGTTAAACATGTGTCACCCCTTTGTTAGCGAATTGAACTAAGGCAATGGCCGCGAACCAAAACCGCAAGGCCCGCCGGTATCCGCCTAGCCTGTTGTACTCCCATAGTGTCACTTGCACATTCTGTATCAGCTCCGCTCGCTTAGTCATGCCTCTGTAACCTCCGTTTCGTTTGCTTCGATTGGCGGCCAGATAAAGGCCGTGACCGTGTGCCGGTTCATCTCGTGTTGTAGCTTACTGTCTGGGCCCTTGTCATGCTGTAATGGTCTTTGGCACGTCTCACAATACCAGCGGTATTTCATTTTTGTATTACCTCCGCTCTTGATAGGTAGACTTCAGCCAACAAGCTAAACAACGCCCCGCGCCGTGAGTCCATGAATACCAGGCCCGCCGGTGCTACTGACTGGGCGTTATAGAATGCGTTCGCTTCCATGCACGCCATGAAGTGCCTATAGTCTCTGTCGGTCATCGCACATAGCCCTCACACTTTCTATCTGCATCCGCTCTAATGGCGTAGGCTCACGAGTGCCGTACTCTTGATAGCACCGCCGCCCGCAGTCTCGCTCACAGACTCTTAGCCCATTGAACCGGCGTAACGCGAAACATTCAGGGCATGGCACATATTGCACTAGGTCACCATGCACCGCCCGCGCATACGGGCTATCGCGCTCATTCTCTCGCGTCCACTCCGTCATAAAGAACACGATACAACACGCCGGTATGTTCGAGTGTAACCCATAGGTTATGTCGTACTCCGCGTCCCTCATGCTCGCTTTCCCTCCTCTGTGAATTCGTATTCATTCGCCCTTATGCTCTCGTCTACCTGCTCCGTCGAGTAGTCATACTCTATCTGCTCATTGAGCATGACGCGGTAGTCCTCTAACAGGTCATGCAAGAATTCATGCTCCGAATTTTCGCGCTCCGTCTCATCGTTGGAGTTTAACTCCTTCCAATACCGGCTAACCGTCTTGAACGTCTCGCACGTCTTGCCGTGGTTCTCTCGAATGGCCTTTGCACAGTCCAACGCGCCGCCGGTGAATTCCCCCTCATTCGCTCGCCGGTCATCCAGCGTGTGAATGTCTAGACCTATGTTCTTTGCATCTTCAATGACGTTATCAAAGGCCCATTGAGCCATAAGGCCGCCGTCATCCCTGAACCATTCGCGGGCCTTTTCCTTCGCTGATTCGCTTAGCTCGTCGAACTGGTAAAGCTTCACAGTAATTTCACGCATGGCTATTTAACCTCCTGTAGTGCTTTCACTACCTCGTCATGGCACAGCGTATAATGCTTTATCTGCTCGTCGATGTCCGCGACACTATCCGCGAACCCGTAGGACTTTTGCTCTTCGCGCTCTTCCTCCAAGGCCGCTAACCGATCCTCATAGTTTATCTTTGCCGTCGTCAACGCTGATATGATCAATCCTAGCATGTTAGGCCGCCTCACTTTCTAGGCCGAGAGTAACCGCCATGCGTGCCACTTCGCGCATGGGGATACGGTGACAGCCTATGATTAACTTCCCGTCATGAACGCCGGACACCTCATAGCCGCTGATTTTGAATCCTTGGATAGACTCTCCGCGCTTCATCATGCCCCACAGTGTGCGAGCCTCTTCTATAGATACATACGCGCCCCGCGTTGTCTCGATGTCATTTCCTTTGACACGTAAGAGCGTAGGCAGACTGTCGTTATAGTAGAAGTCTCGCGGTAGGTCTAGCCCCGCCTTCCATGCCTTCGCCGTCAGGTCCTGTATCTCTTCGCCCCATACGTTCAAGGCTTGTGTTTCCTCTTTGCGCCTTTGCTCAATGATCGCGTAACGCGCCGCGCACTTCAGCCGGTTAGCCTCTTCGCGCAGTGCCCGCCCCTGCGCTAAGTCCGCTTCATGCGCCCATTCCTTAGCGTTCAGAATGTCGAATACGTCATCTGGCAAAGACCGTATGGCCTTGCGCCGCTCTTTGGTTATCTCGCTCTTGAAGTGCTCGACGTATTCCCTTGCTTCATTGCTCCATCTAACAACGTCTTGAAAATAGTATTTCTTATTCTCTCTCGCTCGCTTCCCTTTCTCTGTCTGTGAGGCGCACAGCTTGACGTAATGGTCCGCGTTTTGATTATGGTCTGTGAACGATGGAACAAAGAACACCTTTTTATGGTTGACTGCACGGATAGCGATAGTCTTATGTCTCGCCGTAGTGACGCTATAGTCATCCGTGGTGAAGAGCACAACGCCGGACACATGGCGGGCTATCTCGAAATGGCGGCCATAGGAAAAGATGCTAGGACCGTCAAAGAAGAAATGCGAGCCATGCCCTCTAGCCTGTGACTGATTCGCCCAGACGTGCGCCACTTCATTGTTGTTTCGGAGTGCTTCGCGCATGTTATTTGACCTCCTGTAGTTTTTGGTCTATCAACTTCACCATGACGGCCCCATGACCGATTTTGCTATAGTGGTCCTTGTTGCGTGTTGCCTTTGCGCCCATGATCGCTATCAGCCTCACGGGGTCAACCCAGACCTCGAACGTCCGTGCCATGCCGTCTTTACATCCCCATGTTTCAGTGGTGATGAGCTTGCGAAGGATAGGCCGCATGTCATTTCACCCCCGCTTTTATGATCTCGATAGGTGCTCTCACGGCCACCCCCACAACAAACAGCACGGCGAATAGCCCCATGATCGCCAACGGCACACAGATAGCAAGCTTGATGAGTAGCAAGGTTAAGCCTATCATTTTATCTTACCTCCTGTTTTAGGATCGTGCACGCTTCAAGCTTGATGCCTAACTCTGTGAGTCCCTCGATACCGAATGTAGACCCCTTGCGGTTACGTCCGAGAGAGTCAAAGAAATCATTTTCAATGGTAAACATTTCGAGCCATCCCGTCATCACTGGTATGTCATCCACGAGCTTGTAATTTTTCTGTGGCCGCTCCTGCTTCAGTATCACCCGCTCACCTACCGCCCGTAACTCTTTTTGTTCTTCCTCGACGGCTAACCACTTTAGGCCTAAGCTTTTGATTTCCATTGTGTTTAACCTCCTGCTCTAGTCTAGCCCCAGAACCCCGAAAAGTCAAGGCCTATTTTTGAATGTAGACATAACCTCCGAATTATAGAGGGGATTTAAACGGATTGGTCACGTATCAGCGCTTATATGAGGGCAGGGCTAACCTTTCAGCCGAAAGGCTGGTAGTGTCAGAGACGTGACGAACCGGCGGAGGTGAGTTACGGCGAGGATGCCACAGACGGCAAGGGCGGAGAGGGGATAGAACCCCCCGACAGCCGCCCGCTGATCGTCGAGGATGTCAGATCAATGACACTGTGCGCGAGAGGACTTTTTACAGACGTGCTCGACATTCGCGCCCTGTGGCCGCGCTTAGTCTGTGCAGGGCGCTTAACATTTCTTTACATAATTACGATTGTAGGGTGAACTCACGAGTTATAGAGGTGTTTTTGATGTTTTGGTCACGTATCCATACATATATGAGGGGATGTAAGCATTTTTATGCACCGTTGGTATCTGCCCTTCCTTGGTTATAGCGCATAGCCGCAGTATGGGCTTATGGCCTACGGCCAGCCTCAAAAGCTTCAAATTAGCCTCTCGTTAACATTCTGCTTAGTTAAATCAACTCTACTTATAGGAGCGTTTTATATGGGCAATCACCAGCCTAAAGGCGTCCGTTATGGCGGACGTGCCAAAGGCACGCCCAATAAAAAGACCATTTGGCTACTCGAATCGTTGACGGAGCACGGTTACGATTATGAAAAGATGCTCACCACGTTTTTAGACAAGGCCGCCAAGGGCGACCGGCACGCGCTGGACATGGCGCACCTGCTCGTTAAGATGGTCCCATACCTTGCCAACGCGCCGAAGGCCGATCAAGCAGTAGTCCAGATAGACAAGCTCGTCATCAATCGCATAGCGCACCAGCCGGAGGGTAACCCTCCTTCAATCGAAACCACGATTGAGCCGGTTAACATTCCTTCACAATCTGAAGAGAAGTAAACAGCGCGTCTTAACAATATGTTACAATGTTAAGCCTTATCAACGAATGTTAAGGCGGGTAAGGGGAGGGAGGTCGGAAGGCAGGTTAGTATTAGGCGGGAAGCTTGCGACATTTAAAAATCACCAAATTGACCCCCCTTCAGAACACCCTGTGAAATAAACTCGTTTTGTAACGCGCACTCAAGAGTGGCACTTTAGCCTCAGCCAATTTTTTTTTTAAAAATCTCTAAAATTCGCCCTGTTTTGGAGTTATGTTTTATGTGCACTTCGTGCCCTGCCAGGACGATTTCCGCGCACAAAACATAATCGAATGTGACATTCGCCTATCGGTAGGGCCGGTGGCTGTGACCCACTGTGGAAGGGTTCGACTCCCTTACGTCACCCCATAACGCGCATAGAACTCAAGGAGAATCGAATGAACAAGGTCCAGATCGACCCGGAGCAGGTCAACCCCCATTTTAAACACCCGGAGGCCTTCGGCCTCTCCCGCGAGGACATGAAGAAGCTGGGTCTTTTGGAGGAGTCCAAATAATGTGGCCCTTTGACATGAAGGGGGAACCGACCCCCACGCCAGCCCCGATGCACCAGCCGCTTGAGCGGACTGTCTCCGTGGAAGAGGTTTTGATCGCCCGGCTGATCCACCAGGAGCAGAGAATCCAGGGGCTTGAGCAAGCCGTCGTCATGCTGTCGGAGGCGTTCAAGCAGCTGGCCAACAATCAGAACCAGAACTTCCTGGCCATCCAGACCCAGTTCCAGCAGCTCGTGGCCTATGTGATGCGCCCCAGGGCGTCCATCGTCCAAGGGGAGTTCAAGGACAAGAACTGAGATGTCCGGGGAATCCAGGGAACTGGTATTCACCCCGCACGAGGCCCAGCAGAGAATCCTGGACTCGGAGGCAGAGCAGATTCTGGCCGTCGCGGGACACCGCTCCGGTAAGACCTCCGTGGGGGCCATCTGGCTCATCCGCGAGATCGCGGCGGACATGAAGGCGGGCATCAAGGCCGACTACCTAATCCTTGGGCCGACGTACCGAATTTTGAATCAGTCCACGCTTCGCACCCTGTTCACCTACTGGCCAAAGGGTCTGGGTGAGTACAAGAAGCAGGAGTCCCTGATCCAGCTCTCCAACGGGGGAGTCGTGTGGATCAGGTCAGCAGACAAGCCGGACGCCGTGGAAGGGCTGTGGGCCCGCCGGGCGTGGATGGACGAGGCGGCGCTCTGCGTCGAGACGACCTACGACAAGCTCTGTCAGCGCTTGGTCCAGAAGGCCGGGGACCCCAAGGGACGGCTCCTGATGACGACCACGCCGTATGGCAGCCCGTCCTCGTGGATGAACGTCAGGCTGATCGAGCAGCGGAAGTTCCTGCCGTGGCTCTTCTATATCAATTTCTCAATGGCCGACAACCCCTACATCGACCGGGCGGTCTACGACCGGGCGAAGGCCACGATGAACGTGTCCATCTTCCAGCGGGACTTCGAGGGGCGGTTCGTCCAGATCGAGGGCCTGGTGTACCCGGAGTTCAACCGGCACGACCATGTGTGCGAGCCGTTCGACATTCCAAGCCATTGGCCGAAGTGGTCGGGGCTCGACTACGGGTGGACGGACCCAACGTCCATCCTGGGCATCACCTACGACTCGGAGTCGAAGAAGTTCTACGTCTACACCCAGTTCTACAAGAATCACACCCTGGCGCAGGTCCTTGGGAAGTTCATCGACTTCAACAAGTTCACCTTCACCATCTGGGACCCGGCGGCTGTGGCCGTCATGAACGAGACGCGCACGGTATGCAAATTGCGATTTGAACAGGCCGACAACGACATCGACGTTGGCATCCAGCGCATCACGAAGCTCTTGAAAGAGAACCGGCTCGTGTTCTTCGACACGTGCGAGGACCTGATCCGGGAGATGGAGGGATACTGCTATGAGAAGGCTCCCGCGAGTGGAAAGGCTCCTAAACCTGCTCATGAGTGTTCTCACAGCCCTGACGCTCTACGGTACGGTTTCTCTAAGAACCTGGCCGGAGTATACGACCTGGTTAGGCTGGGTGGCCTTGCAAGAAAAAAGGCGGCTAAGACATTTGACCCACTTGATTTGAACAAAAAACCAGAAAGGCGCAAGGTCGAGCGCGACACCAACGAGCTTTTGCCGTACACGGCATTCACTAACGTATCAGAGGACGAATAATGGATTTAACTGAGAACGCGGACGAATTGCAGAAGATGGAGGACCAGGAAGGGTCTGACGAACTCGATCAACTGCAAGGCGACAGGCCGATTCAGATCGCAATGCCGGAAGGGTACGACAATGCCAAGAACGAGACTGAGGACGCCTACAGCCTGGCCGTTCAAAAGACGATGGTGTCTCAGTTCATGGGCGAGCTGACGCTCCGCGAGAACTGGCGCAAGGCCTACGAGATTCTGTGGTGGCAGATTTACGTTGCCTACATGAACGGCAACGTCACCAGCCGGACGCCCACGCGGTCCAAGATTTTCGTCCCTCTCATTTTCCAGATCATCGAGATTGCCACGCCGAAGCTCATCAGCTTCACGAGCGGCAACGAGAATCTCTTTGACGTTGTGCCGAACGACATCAACGAGGACGAGATCGCAAAGAACATCAACCGCCTCCTGGCCGACCAGCTCGACAAGAACGAGTTCAACGACAAGTACGAAACCTTTTTGAAGCAGCTCCTACTCTACGGAACGTCCTACTTCTGGGTGGACTGGGAAGTGGAATGGAAATGGCGCGTCAATCGCCAGCCGAAGAAATTCACCTACGTGGACGACAACGGCGTCAACCAGGAGAAGGTCACCTACGAAGAGAAGAAGCGCTACGAGATCGTAGGACGCCGACCGAAGCTCACTGTGCTCGACATTTTGGACGTGTACCCGGAACAGGACCACGCCGATGTGGAGAACCAGTCCTCCGTGATGATCCGCAAATTTATGAACCGGGACGAGTTCGCACGAATCTGCGACAGTCCCCAACCCTATTTTGGAAACAAAGAGATGGCGCTGGCCACTGGGACGACCTACAAGTACCAGGAAACCCGGCAGTGGAGAAAGACGGCGCGTGGTGAAATCTCTACGGTCGTGTCTAAGGACATCGAGCTGGTTGAGGTCTGGGGCTATTGGGACCTCGATGGCGACGGGAAGGAAGAGCCTTGCCAGATCGTCATCGCTAACCGGCAAGTAGTGGTCCGCGCAGTTCCGAACCCATTTGATCACCAAGAAGTTCCGCTGGTGAAAGTCTGCTTCTGCAAAGTGCCGTTGGAATGGTACGGTATCGGTCTGGTTGAGCCAGTGCTCAGCTTGCAGAACGAAACCAACCTCGTGCGCCGCCAGCGGCTCGATAACGTGAACCTCCTCATCAACCAGATGTACAAGGCGCTGTCTACGGACACGAGCATCGACGTTGACAAGCTCACGGCCTCGCCCAGCGGAGTCGTCCTCGTGGACGCGATGGAGAACTTACAGCCCATCGAGCGCAAGGACGTTACACAGTCCGCCTACACGGACGCGCAGATGATTCAGCAGGACATGTTCAATGCTACTGTGCCAGCCTCGCTGACCGGGAACATTGATGACATGCAGGGCAACAAGGGCGCTATTGGTGTCGGTGTTGCGAAGGTGGCCGTTTCACAGGCGATGGAGAAGTTTGCCACGGCGGCCAAGGCCATCGAGATCAAGGGGATCAAGAAGGTCCTTCAGCTTTTCTACATGCTCGATTTGCAGTATCTGACCAACTCCCAGGTCATCCGCGCTTTCTACGGCCACATCTTCGCGGACCCGGCAGTGGTGACCCCGGCCATGATCAGGACGGCGGCGGGCGTCAACTTCAAATTGACGGTGTTGTCCGAAATGGTCAACAAGGACCAGAAGGTCAACCAGATGTCTACGTTCTTCACGCTGGCGCAGAACCAGTTGGACCCGAACTCCATCGACACCATCCTGAAGCAAATCTGGGAGCTGATGGGCTTCGACTCCAAGAATATTCGTGCAGCTGGTTTGAATCCTCAGCCAGCGGCAGGTGCAGGGGGCGCAGGTGGCCCCGGCCCCACGAACCTTCCCGGCGGCCCAGGACCAGTCCCACCTCCGGCCAGTGACACGGCTGTGGCGGGCAAAGCAATTTTAGCGGCACATCAAGCTGGCGGCAACGGCGGATCACCGACCGTACCACTGGCTACAAGAACGGCGGCATCGGTACTTCCACAGCTAACGACAGCTGTACCACCTGTGAATCTTCCCGGTGCGGCGAGTCAACCAGTGGGGTTAAAATAATATGACCGTAAAAGACGGATTCAAACTGGGTGTTGGATTCATCCTGGCCCAGGTCGTTGTCAACCTGGCCTTTCAGGCGCTGAACCTGGTTTGGCTCTGGGTGATGGTGCACTGAGATGCCTTACGCGAGCCGGGCACAGCAAGGTTACTTCCACGCAGCGATGGAGCGCGGAGAGATGTCTCCCAAGGTCGTGAAGGAATTTGACCGGGCCAGCAAGGGCCGAAAGAATTTGCCATACCATGTGAAGAAGCAAAAGAAAGCAGCGAAGCACCACAGCGCGGTAGTCAAGGGATTGTCATACTGATCGGAGGATCAAATGGACTTTGCTAAAGAGGCGGAGGACCCGTATAACACGGAAGAGGAAAAGAACACTCTCATGAAGCTTGATGCTCTTGAGCGCCAGGCGCACGCGGGAGCATTGTTCGAGGACTTGCGCCGACATCCGGCATGGAAGAAGGTTGAGGAGTACATCAACAACTACATGCAGGAAGAGAACACGAAGATTTTCAATGACCCGGATGGCGACCATAGGAAGGTCATCTTCCAGGTTCAGGGAATGACGAAGCTTCGTAATTGGATTTATGCCCAGAGCGCGATTGGGCAAGTTGCATCGAAGGCAATCGCGGATCACTTCAAGGCGATCAACGAGGAAAAGAAAGCTTTAGGATTAGAGTAGGAGGAGAAGTTTCTTTCTATTTTTACCTGACCCCACCTGTGGTGGGACAATCAACAAGTAAAGGAGAAACAAAATGGGACACGCAAGCGAATCAACAGTAAACCCGGCTTCAATCGCTCAACGAGCTGAGGCCCTTGAGAAGAAGCAAGAGGAAGTTGCACAGCCCGATCCGAAGGAAGCGGAAGCGAAGGCCGCTGCTGACAAGGCTGAGGCCGACAAAAAGGCGGCTGAAGAGAAGGCAGCTGCGGACAAGAAGCCCGCTGACGATCCAGAGAAAGGCAAGGTCGAGAAAGACCCGGCCACTGGGAAGTTCCTTCCCAAGAGCAAGAAAGAAGCCAACGACCCGGAAGAGCTGAGAAAGTGGAACGTCCGCACCTCTCAGGAAAACGCCAAGCTCCGAAAGGAAATGGCCGAGATCAAAGAAGCGCAGGAAAAGACGTACAAGCTTTTAGCAAGCCTCTCAAAGACGCCAATCGACTACAAAGAGTTGGCGAAGAACCCCGAAGCCCTTCAGAAATTTGTGGAGAGCGAGCGGGAAGCGATGACCCAAGAGCACCAGGAACAGTTGGAAGCCCTTGCCGCCGAGAACAAGGCGAAGGACATCTTCATCGAGAGGACGCGGCGCGAGAACGACGCCGAGAACTACCCGGAATGGAAGCGCCTTTATCCTTCCATCGTGAAGCTGGCAACGGGCGCGACCGGCAACGGCGACCCCCGCGTGGACTTCACCAAACCGGCTGCCGAGGTCTTGGACCAGCTTTATGAGTTGGCTCTCCAAGAGAATCCCAAGGCTGCACCGGCCCCGGCTCCCGAACCGAGCGGAGAGAAGGTCTACAAAGAATCAGAGATGAAGGAAATCCTGGCCGAAATGCTGGCCAAGGAGAAAGAGGCCATTGCCAAAGCCGCAAGGGAAGATGCGATGAAAGAAGCGCAAGCAGCCCTTCGTGCCGAAGCAGCTGGCGGAACTGTGGCAAGCGCCGGGAAAGGCGCGGGCCGTATGCCGACAGACGGCCTGGCCGCGTTCAGGAAGATGACACTGGCGCAACAGCGCGAGTGGCTTCAGAATCACCCGGACGCTCAGCAAAGATAATCACCAAAGCCCCAGGGTCAGCTGCCCGTAAAATCGGGATACTCACAAGGCCCCCTGGGCACAATTTTAGCAGATAGGTCGCCGGTTCGAGTCCGGCCTCCTCCATCGGGGGAGTAGCTCAGTTGGCAGAGCATCCGCTTTACGCCGAAAGGCGTTATCGTGATAACATAAAGTTACCCAGGCGACGCTTCCTGTAATAAAAAGTTGAAGTTTTTGTTACATAGACCCTGGGTTCCAATTTCGCACGCAAGTGATCTGGATGATCATTCTAGTCTCATAAGCTAGAGGGCTGGGTTCGATTCCCAGGCGAGCAACCATATAAAGTTACCAAACAGGCCCCTTAATTGGACAAGATGATTGGTAACAAGCAAAGCCCCTCGTTTGTACGAGATAAGGCATGTGTCCATTACTAACGGACAAGCGTCCTTCGCGGACGCCCCACATAGGATTGATGCGCTGGCGGCTTGGACGGCCAGGACCTTGGAGCTTGTACAAACGTGCATAAGGAGATTTTGCGCTCCCGCGTATTTCGTAAATGAAAGGTGAAAGATATGGCTCTTAACACGAACCTTACTTCCACGTCGGGTCTGAATGACGCTTCCGCGATCTTCTATGATCGCAAGCTCTTGACCCGTCTCATGTTCTCTTTGTTCTTCCAAGAGAACGCTGAAAAGCGGACCCTGCCTCGGCAGTCTGGTACGCAAATTCAGTTCCTCCGCCCTGTGAACCAGGCAGCGGTCACCACGCCTCTAGGCGAAGGTGTAAACCCGAACGGCCAAGTCTGGCAGTCCACGAAAATCTTGGCGACGCCCGTGCAATACGGAGCGTATGTTGCTTACTCTGACCGGCTTATGCTGGAAGCGTATGACAACATCACTGAAGCCATCCACGATGTGCTTGGCTATCAGGCCGGACTGTCCCTGGATACCATCGCTCGTAACGCCCTCACCGGCAATATGACGATCCAGTATACAGGCGGTGCAATGACCGAAGGCGCTGTGAACACCCCTGCGCTCGCGGTTGACTTCCGCCGGGCGTCAGCGTTCCTGCGCTCGTTGGCAGTCCTTCCTTTCGAGGATGGTTGCTACCACGGGATCGTGTCCCCTCATACTTCGTTCGACTTGCAGTCTGATAGCAACGCTACCAGCTGGATCGAGCTGAACAAGTACATCAGCATTGAGCGGGTGCATGAAATGGCTCTAGCTGGCGAGCTTGGAAAGATGTCCAACATCCGCTTCCAAGAATCGCAGAACATCTTCACTGGCGTCGGGGCGATGTCTGCCGTGACGTATCACAGCTGGGTGTTCGGAAAAGAAGCCTTTGGTGCTGTCGATGTTGCCAACCAAGGGATTCAGAAAATCGTCCACCAACCGGGAGATAGCGGTGTGGCCGACCCCCTGAACTTGAACGGTTCAATCGGGTGGAAGTGCTATGCGGTATATCCGATCTTAGACTCCAACCGGGCCGTCGAAGTCATCGGGACCAGCAACGGATAAGCCTTAGTCCGAGGTTTGTGGGTTATCCTTCTCTGCGTAGCGGGGAGAAAACCCACACAGATTTGCAGCAGACACTAAGTCAGGCGGATTCAGGTGTAACGAACCCCGCCGACAAACAGGAGAAATAAAAACATGAGTGACGGAAAAGGCGGCGAGAAGTCCAGCGGACCGAATAAGTTTTCACTTCGTTCCGGGAAAGTTGAAGTTGGCCCTTCTTCCAAAGGATTCGATCAAGGCTCTGCCTATGATGCGATGAACTCGGAAGAGACTGGTATTGACGGTCAGAGCGACCTCAAGAACTATGGCGACCGGGATGCCTAATAAAAACCCGAACGAGGAAGTGACATTCAAATGTCCTTCCTGTGGCGAGATGCTGTCTGTCGAGCCCAAAGAGAACTCGGACGAAGGGAGCGACTACATGTCCGGGAACAAGCAGAAATCTACTTCACAGCCCAACGCGGCGACAATGCCGATGGGGCAGCTGAAGCACAAGATTAGCCAAGTTCCTGGGATGCCCCAGAATCCGATGGTTCCACCGAACCTGAGTTCCTACTAAGCGATGGACTTGAACGACCCGTTCAAACCCGCTCGTGACAGTATGAACGACCAGGGGGTTGGAACACTCACAGGTTTAAGCAACCTTCTAAAAAATGCCCAGCCAGGGAAGGCGGATGCTGGAACGGCTAAGATTCCTTTAGCTCTTCTTCCGGCAGGAGTCGGGCCTGGCCAACGGATTAGTCTGACCGTGACGGGAGTCGATCCTGTCTCTGGAACAGCTACCGTTGTGCCCGATGCTGTACAAAACGCTGTGGCTCCGGCCCCGGCGGCAGCCGCCAATACAAAGCCGGACGTGGTAGACAAGTCGATCACTATGGGACCGATGGATGCCTTCAAGTCCTTCTTGTTCCAGCAGACTCAGGACCAACAGGAGAATCAGCAATGACAGACTATCCTTCAGCAAACCCAAAGATAGGGCCGACAGAGAAGAAGCAACAGGGTGACCTGAATTTCGAGCACCACATGCTGCACGGAGTAGACAAAATGGCTCCCGGCGACAGAGTGAAGCTGGTGATTCACGGCCATGTGCATGACAACCACAGCGAGGACGACTTTGGTCCCGGCCATGTGCACATCAAAGTCCATGACATTCAGCATCACGCTGAGCAGGACAAGCAGGAGAACAAATCCAAGAAACCCAACACTTCTGAGATGAAGATGGAAGAGCTTAAGGCTCATGTCCAAGACATGACCGAGAAGCGGCGCAACATGGAAGGTCACTCAGAAGATGGCATCAAAGAGTCCGAGGAATAAAATGGCCGAGAACGGCGTCAGCATCAAGGGGTATGCCGATGAGGGTTCCTACCAGCTTGATGACGGAACCAAGGCGATGAGCCTTGAGCACGCGAAGGATAGTTATGAGTACAACCTTCGTCACGCCGAGGAGCATCTTGAAAAGGCAAAAGAAATCTGCCACAAGCTGATCAAGATGGGGAAAGCCGGGGAAGTAGAAACACCGAAGTCCCTCCTGGACTTGTTCAAGTATTTTGAGGAAACGAAGGACCTTGAGAGCGACGGCAAATCCGAGAATGCGGCTACCATGCCGCTAGACAAACTGAAGAAAAAGGTTCAAAACAAATCAGAGGAGTATTAACCTATGGGTCGCGCCATCTGTGGGCTGTACGGGAGCGAGTTTCAACGCTGTCTCAGGACATTGAACCCGAAGCTGCGAATATGCTGCGGGGAGACGGACCATGCGGCGGGCATCTACTACATTGATCCTATGGAGGGCTACATCCAGGTCTGTGGAGTGGACAAAGGGTGGGTTCCAGTTGCCACCACCGTTGATGACGTTGGCCACATACTGAAGAGTGGTTGGTATCGAGTCGTTAAAATTTTATTGTCACAAAACTTGACAACGCCACAGCTGGTGCAGAAGGTCTGGCCGGGGTTTTTCCTGTCACGGGTTCCCAAGGCAGAGTGGTACAACTCGGACGCTATTGTGCGGAAGATTGGCAAGTTCGTCACCGAGGAAGAGAACAAGCGCGGTATGCAGGGCATGACCGCCGATCAGATCATGGAAGTGGCGGATGATGTTCGCAAGAAGGATACAGACGGTCAGAAGTTGGAGCGCGACAAGGCCAAGTTTGACCTGGACAAGGCGACTGGCAAGAACAAAATCTATTTATAATTGGAGCTAGTAAACTATGGGCGTTCTGAGTTACGTCTTTCCGACATCGACGTTGAACTTCATGACGTTCACTGCGAAGCGGTGGGGCTACTACCCGATCATCACCCTTGTGGGCGGCGGGACAGCTGGGCAGGAAGTAGCGACCACGGACTCTAGCCACAACATTTTCGTAACGATTCAAAGCGGTGTGTCAACGAACGCGCAGGTGAAGGCCGCGATAGACGCGACCATCCCCTCGCCGACTGGGATGAGCGCTGGGGATTATACGTCTGTCACCATTGCAGCTGGTCATTCGACGGACGTGAATGTGCCTGGGTCCAGTCCCGCCATGACGGGCGGGGCGCAGCCGGACTTCAACGGATTTTACGCGGACGACACGATCACGCCCCTGATGACAACGTTTACGGTGTTCCAGTTCCCGCTCACGTCGCGGCACATCACGATCCAGAATCGGGAGATGACTGGGTTGAAGAGTATCGTTTATAGCTGGGATGGGATAAACAATCACGGTCTGATCGAGCCCAGCCAGTCAACGGTACTCGACAAGACGAACGCCACTCACATTTTCATGAAGTACATCAATGGAGCGCCATCGTATAAGCTGATGGTGAAAACAACGACATGAGTTCCTTTGATCAGTCTGATGTCTTTGTTGACAACCCTCCCGCAAACCCGGTCCCAGTCACGGTCGTCAGCGAGTTTGGGACGCCGGTCAACGTCTTTGGCGAGGTGGACGTTCCCTACGCTACGGAGACGACCATCGTTTCGTACACTGTGCCAGCCGGAAAGACTTTGAATTTGACGGGAGCTATGTGCTGGGGAGAGTACGTGGGCGAGGTGTTCATCCGCGTGGACGGCGTGCAGAAGGGTGGAGGATGGACCACGGCGGCTCAGATCACGTTGGACGTGGACTTTGACGGCGCTCCTGTGGTTGCCGTGGCTGCACAGGTCGTGACGGTTAGCATCATCCACTACAAGACGGCGACGAGACATTTCAAAGCGAACATCCTGGGAGGGACGAATTGATGGCGGACATCGGCATCACCAAGAACCTTGCGAAGGCCCGCCTAAAGACCCACATCCTTGAGATGCAGTTGCAGCTTCAGCGCATCGAGGAACGTCGCCTCACGTTGCAGGACGAGTTGACAAAGATTACAGAGAACGAGACAGCGGCCCAAAAAGATTTGGCCGAGACGCAGCATCAATTAGAACTCCTAGGAGCATAAAATGGCCGACAATGACGCGAAACTTCCAATCCGCAGCTTAGCTATTGACAACACCACAGAGGTTGCCGATTCAACGGGCACAACGATCAATCCTGCCAAGGAAGATGGACATCTTGCGACGATTGATACTTCTACGGCAGCTTCCAAAGTCGATCTCGACGAGATTAAGCTTGACACTGACAATTTAGACGTAGCGCTCTCAACGCGCCTCGCGGATACGACTTTTACGGCCCGCATCAACACACAAGGCCAGAAAACGATGGCGGTCTCAACCCCAGTGGTTCTGGCGTCTGATCAATCTTCAATTCCTGTCACGATTGTAGGCAGTGGTCTGGATTCTCCACAATACAATACCGCAGCGGCAGTTGCTGCTGGTGCTTCAAATACGCAGTCCTACACACCCGGATCAACCGTGAATCTTGATGGATTCGATGGTGCAGCGTCTGGCCAAGCTAAGTGGGAATTTCAGTATGGGACAACCGGCTCTGAAACCACGAAGGTCGTGAAATTCACCAGCAAAGGTGATCTCAATGTGTCATTCCGTTTTCCTCAGCCGATTTCTATCACCTCGGCTATGACTGTGAAGCTTATCCGAACGAACACTGAACCGGCCTTAGCGCAGGACCTGTACAGTACGATTCACGTTCACTAATCCGTAAAGGAGGAGTAGATGGCTGATCTTGGTTTGGATGCAAGTCCAACTCCCATCGAGGTTGTCGATGACACGAGTGGTTTTGAACTTGGAATTACAAGCGAACGAGCCGCGCTCGTTGAGGATGCCGATCACCTCACTGCAACGTACTCCGCAGCCGCTTTGGGAATCGTTGCGGCCCTGACTCCTACAGACATCTTCACCATCTACGGAAGCGCAACCAAGACTATAAAAATTCTTCGGATCGGTGTATCCGGCACTGAGAACACGGCAGCCATTCGTGACATCGTATTGATCAAGCGGTCGGCGACGAATACAGGTGGTACTTCTAGCGCAGTTACAAAGGTTCCCTTGGACTCTAATGACGCAGCGGCAACTGCAACTGTGCTTTCATATAGCGCTAACCCAACGGCGTTAGGTGCGGCAGTTGGAAACATACGGGTTGCAAAATTAGATATTCCTGCCACTAACCTGACCGGCACTGCCGACAGGATAGAATGGACATTTGGGGACCGGCCCGGTAAGTCCATCGTCCTGCGAAGCGCTAGTGAAGGGGTAGCAGTCAATTTAAACGGTGTTACGGCATCGACCAACTCATTTAACATTGATGTAGAATGGACAGAGGAATAATGGATATTTTGGTTCACCCCTCCGCGACAGAGACGAATAGTGGAAGCAGTGCTTCCGTTGGGACTGGCAACATGGCTCTTTGTGGAATGTTCGTCAACGTGACCGCCGCAAGCGGTACACTTCCATCAATGACGGTTCAACTTCAGCACAGCCCAGATGGAGTGGTCTGGTACAATTTGGGGAACATAGCCGTCACGGTATCCGGCGTATCCACGGCTTCGGCTTCACCGGCGGCGTTGGCATTGATTGCAGAGTACGCTCGGATCAGTTGGACTATATCGGGCTCTAATCCAAGTTTCACGTTCACAGTCGATCTTGTGACGCACCCAGCATAATATGGCTACTATACCGATGCAGGTTGATAATTCCGGCGTAACACAGCCTATATCAGGGACTGTCACGGTGTCCAACATGGTCGTACCTATAGGTGCACATGCGAATGCCTGGAATAATACCGCTGTGGTTAATGGAACGACATCAGCAATCATTGACTGCCAGTATGTGACCACGCTAACCATATTCGGAACTGTGAGTGCAAACCTGAACCCCCTGAGAATCCAGGCGAGCCAGGATGGAGTTAATTTTTACACCATCAGCAGCGTCTCTCTTGCCACGGGTAACTGGGGAACGTCCTTGACTTTTGCGGCCCGGTACTGCCGATTGCAGGCTGCCGCCGCCGCCAACATAACGGCCACAGTGGCTGGTAAATAAGCATGACCATCGTACCTGTTGCGGTGACGGACTTGACGAACCCGGTGGAAGTTCAAACATGGCTGGATGCTCACTCAGGCAACACTATCCTCACCATGTGGAACAACGGTAACACATTTTTTATAGTTTACCAATAGGAGCTTTTAATGGCAACGACTGGACAAGACCTTGTGAATGACTGTAGAGCAGAAGTGATTGAGCCGAATCCGGCTTTCTTCTCCTCCTCTCGGATGCTCGCATTGGTCAACCTCGCGCAAAAGGAGTTCGTGAGGAAAACACGCTGCCTTCAGAACTTCGCCTTCACCTCCACTGTGCAGGGGATTCAAATCTACCCCATGCCTAGCGACTGGCTGGGCAGCGAGAACGTGTTCTGGCAGGACCAGACCACGCCGGGGAGCCCCATCTGGCGGCGTCTGCGGCCCACGACTTTGGAGAAGATGGCACAGGAGAGCCCTAACTTCCTGTCCACTGACCCCAGCACATTCAGCAAACCACTGAAATATTTTGTGCATCAGAACAATCTTTACATCTATCCGAAGCCAGCGATGACGGGTAATGCCGACATCTTCATGTACTACCAGTCAAGGGAGATTCCCCTGACCGACCTGTCGCAGCCACTCTCGGTGGACGATTCTCTGTCCCCAGGGCTTCGCGCCTACATCCTGTGGAAGATGTGGAAGCAGGACCAAGAGGACCAGCTCGCAGAGGAGCAGCACAACCTTTTCAAAGAAGAGATCGGCTGGGGCATCAAGTGGCGCAATCAAAGAGTTTTGGACCTGAAGCGCAAGATCGACATCGAGTCGTACCAGCCCTTCAGCAACACTGACAGTACAAGGTCAATCGCCGGGTCTGTTAACCCGCTTGACATATTCTAACAGGAGCAAACAACAATGGAAATCAAAGAAACAGTTCAACTCAAAGGCAGCGTCAGTGTAAAGCTGATCGGAGCTGATGGGAAGATCAAGCAGGAGCATGTCGATCACAACCTCGTTGTGACCGTAGGCAAAAACTATCTCGCGCAGTGGCTGACGGCGGCTACCCAATCCACCCCGTTCATGTCCTATGTGGCGCTCGGAACCGTTCAGACGGGGCCGTCCGCTGGCGACACCGCGCTCAATGCCGAGTCAGTCGTGGCCGGGTATTCCCGCGTCCAGGGCGTTCTGAGCTTCTCCTCGAACGTGTGGACCAACACCGCCACCTTCAATCCTGGCAACGGGACTGACGCCATTAAAGAAGCTGGCCTTTTCTCGGCCTCTTCGGCTGGCACAATGTTCGCGCATCAGACGTTCAACGTTTATAACAAGGCAGCTGGCGACACGATGATCATCGTTTGGAGCGTGACGTTCTCCTAAGCCATACCGCCACACTAAGAGGAATCTAAAATGGCAAATTTCCCTGCATCTGTATCCACTAACGCGAACCTTTACATCGCGGTCAACGGACTACAGACCACGCTCGCGGCCTCCATTCTGGCCACTGACACGACTATTCAGCTCACCTCGACATCGAACTTCCCGGCAACGGGGTTCGTCACGATTGACAACTCCGAGGTAGTTAAATACACAGGCGTCAGTGGATCAAACCTGACTGGGTGTTCTCGCGGTGCGGACGGGACAACGGCAGCGCCTCACAGTCTGGGAGTTACGGTCGGCCTTACCATTGTGGCCGCCCATCACAACTTCCTGAAGGATGAGATCATTGCCATTGAAACTGCGCTCGGCGCAGGATTCGCACTCCCTCTTTCCGTGGCCAACGGCGGAACAGGAACGACCACCTCGACCGGGACTGGAAGCGTCGTACTATCGACCAGCCCAACCCTCGTCACTCCCAACCTCGGTACTCCCTCCGCAGCCGTCCTGACCAACGCCACGGGCTTGCCACTCACGACCGGCGTGACCGGGACGCTCCCCGACTCCAACACCACGGCCACGCCCAATGCCACGCCCAGCACCATTGTGGAGCGTGACGCCAACGGCAACACGAAGGTCAACACCCTCGTTGAGAACTTCTCCACGACCGTGACGGCAGCCGGTACAACCACTCTCACTGCTTCGAGTTCGCCAATCCAGCAGTTTACCGGCACGACCACTCAGACTGTCAAGCTACCAAACGCGACGACCCTTTCCATCGGCTATCAGATCACCGTATTGAACCGCAGCACCGGCGTTGTCACTGTGAACGACAACAGCAACGGCTTGGTTCAGAACATTTCCGCTGGCGCTCAGACCACCTTCACTGTCACGAACATCGGCTCAGCTGCCGGTGTCTGGGATGCAAGCACCTCCTCCGGGAGCGGCGGCGTCGTGGCTCAGTACCAGGAGTACACCATCGGGACAGCCTCCGGGACGTACACCGGCAGCCTCACTGTGGTCAATCTCCCATTCTCATACGTGGCCAACAACGCGACGTTGCAGGTCATCTACAATGGCCAGGTGCTGACGGTCGGCATCGACTACGTTGAAACGAACAGCACCACAGTCACGTTCAACTATTCCCTTGTTTCCGGCGGGATCATTGCCTTCAAGTCATTGTCCGGCGGGGCGGTCAGCAACTCCGTGGTCTATGTTCGTGAGGACTACGTGGTCGGGACCGCGCTCAACAACTACACAGGCAGCACCACAGTTTTCAACCTTGTCAACACCTACGTGACAGGCTCCAAGAGCTTGCTCGTCTACGTGGATGGCGACCTTCAGACGCTTGGCGCGTCCGTGGACTATTTGGAAACAAACAATTTAACTGTCACGTTCAATAATGCCCTGGTTAGCGGGCAGAAAGTCGCATTCCTATTCAGCCAGCCGGTCGCCCCAGGCGGGTCCGTAAACTCCGCCACTACTGGACAGGTTGCCTATTACCCTCTTTCTAGCAACGTGATCAGCGGTAGCGACGCGCTGAAGGTTGACCTCACGAATGGCAATGGCATCATCAAGGGAACGACGACGAACGACAATGCCGCAGCTGGAAAGGTTGGGGAATACGTCTCTGCTAATGTTACACGAGCGGCAGCTGTTACCTATGTGAATTCCACAGCATTTGTGGCATTGACAAGCATCTCTTTGACAGCAGGAGACTGGGATGTCACTGGTCAGGTCGGGGAGTTTGGTGGCACGGCCACGACAGGATTCGATGTTGAAGTTTACGTAGGTGTGCAATCTAACGGGTCAGATGGAGTATACGCTGTCAACATTGGAGAAACTACGTCTACCTCCAATGGTAACGGTGACACTGCTGCCAACATTCCAGCCGTTAGAATGTCTTTATCAGCTACTACGACAGTCTATCTATCTGTCGTGACGCAATTTACAACGGGAAGCGCCAAAGTCTATGGCCGCATCTCAGCTAGGAGGGTTCGTTAATGTCTACACTTTATACATCAGATGGTTGCATGTACGAGGGAATGGACTCTGCCACTGTGACATCACTTCGTGCGGAACTGGGTCGCTCTACCACTTTTGTGGATAAGGCCACGTATGATGCCTATCTAGCCGCACACCAAGGAAGATAACATGAGCGCAACTGTACTTGATCCTACACAGTCCCCATCGAACCAAGTTAACATCCTAGACAACGGGGGATTTGAAATATGGCAGCGTGGCACTTCTTTTGCTGGTCTCTCCACAAACAATGTCTATACAGCTGACCGCTGGGAAACAGACATGAGTGGTGGTGCTGTCATGACAATTTCTCAGAACTCTGCGAATGTCGATTCTGGCTCCTTCTCCTTAGACATGAATATCACAACTGTGGGGACTGCTAGCGCCAGCATCAAGCAGCTGATCGAGAATTATCTAGCTTATGCTGGAAAGACCGTGACTTGTTCGGTCCGAGTAAAGACCAGCTTGACAGGATTTCATATTGAACTATTTGACGGAATTGGCGGAGTGACGGCTGGAAATAACCACAGTGGAAGCGGCAACTTTGAGACGCTGACATGTACACGAACCATCAGTGCATCTGCCACTTCCCTGCGTATCTACATCGGATGGCCATCGCAGCCTCCATCAGGGACCGGGCACAGCTATGTTGACTCAGCGATCCTGACTGTGGGAACAGGAACTCCTGTGTTCCAGGTTCTTCATCCTGAAGTTGACTTGGAACGATGTCAACGTTACTACCAGCTTGGAAATTTAGACCACTGGTCACCGATTTGGCGACAAGATGCTTCAAATCAAGGAACTAATACGACGGTTCCTTTTCGTGTATCAATGCGAGTTGCTCCAACGGTTACTTTTACTAATAAATTCGCACTATTGCGCCATCTTCCTACGACTGGATCAGGTAGTTCAGTGGACAGTACAAACTGGACGGTTAGCGCAGCAAGTATCAGCACCTCTGAATTTTTAGATGCGTGGGCTAGAACTTCTGATCAAACGACCTGGGAACTTGTAGATGTTTCCGCTAATTGGACTGCTTCAGCAGACATGTAAGGAGAGAACAATGATTAAACTTCAACGAAATTCCGATGGGACGCCCAAGACTAATCACAGCACCCATGCTGCTGACCTTCTGTGTGATGTCTGTGGGGTATCTGCTTCGGGTGTGGACTTGAATGTCCATGCAACTTATGGCCAGGGTAATCAGACCATCAATTTGAAATGTGCTGACATCGGTGGATCGTGTAGTGCGATTACTTCTTGGCCGGTAACTGGTGGAACGGCTGATGCTGTAGAGCTTGCTTTGGTTAAGACGGCATAAGGAGATACCATGTCCAGAACAGTCCTTGATCCTTCGTTAACTCCCAGTGTCCAGCCTAATATTATTGACAATGGCGGGTTTGAGGTTTGGCAAAGGGGTACATCATTTTCCAATCCTGCTTCTGGGACTTTTACGGCGGATCGTTGGTATATCACTAAATCGGGAACTCCAACCATCAATGTCACACAGAACTCTACTGCTGCCAATGTTGACTCAGGACTTTATTCTTTAAAATTTGACATTACTGCTCTTGGTTCTGGTTTTGGCGAAGCTTATGTCCAGACCAATGTCGAGAATCCATTGGCTTACGCCAGCAAGACGCTTACTGTGAGCGTGCGCGTCAAAGCTTCAGTTGCCAATCTATTTCGTGTAACTATCAATGATGGATCAGGATTCGCTGTTTCTTCCTACCATCCTGGGGATGGTGCATTCCATACCCTGTCAGCAACTTTCACGCCTGGAAGCACGCCTTCACAGATCAATGTTCGTATTGGAGTGGTTGTTGGAGATACCATCCAGGTTTCAACTGCCTATTTTGATTCTGTAATGCTGACCTTTGGCTCGGCAGTACCAAGTTTTATCCCGATCAATCCCAAGGAAGATTTGGAACGGTGTCAACGGTACTATCAAGTGGCCACACAATCCTCGGCTGGCGGTGGTGGTTTTGGAACAACTCAGGTACATCTTGTTTGGCTATTTAAAGTCAGTATGCGTGCTGCCCCGACAATTACCTTTAATACATTTTCTATAAACTTACTGGAACCAAACGCAAACTTTGCGGCCAGCTCACCGTCAATTATTGGCGCTGTGGGCACGGACGGAGTTTCATTTGTGGCTACAATCTCTGGCGGGACTAATGCTGCCGGAGCATCATTGGCAAGCGGTTCAATCACAGCTTCAGCTGATCTCTAAGGAGGACCGATGTCAAACCTGACACCAGTCCTATATGGCAACCGGCTCTACAGCAACACCCTCTACAGCGAGAACTTTGACCCGGTAACGATCCAGTTTAACTTCAGCGAGACGATCAGCCAGGCCGACTCCCTCGGCAATGATGTTACCAAGCCTCTCTCGGATGCAATGAGCTTGCTGGACGCTTACATAACGATCATGCAGGTCGTAAAGACGGACACCATGACCCTGGCGGACGCCAAGGCGATTACCTTGCAGAAGCCTGTTAGTGATTCGCTAACATCCGTGGATGCAACTCAGGTCAACACGACCAAACCACTGTCTGACACGGTTACGCCGACTGACAGCAAGACTTTGAGCACGAGCAAGGCCTTGAGCGACTCGACGACCTCAAGCGACGCCATTGCCAAGAGCGTCAACAAGCCTTTGTCCGATTCCGTAACACCATCTGATGCTGCTGTGATCCGCATGATGAAGGTCCTCAGTGACCTCAACTTCTTGTCCGATCAAACCGTTGTGCGGACTACCAAAGCCTTGTCTGACTCAATGACCCTTGCCGAGGTGTTCCAGATTGCATTTGGAAAGTCATTTGCCGATGTGGTGACCACAGCTGACGCGATTGCAAAGACTTCCCGGCTGAGCAAGACCGAGATCATGACATTGGCCGATACCTTTTCGCGCACGGTTCAAAAAGCTTTGACAGAAACAGTCACCAGCGTGGACTCAAAGGCGTTGATCATCTCGCGCATCTTCTCCGAATTTGTGAACACGATGGATGCACACATTGTGCTGACCATCAATAAAGCATTGAACGACATCCTGCTTGTTCAGGACTGGATCAGCATTCGGCTTCAGAAGCCATCACTGTGGACCACCTCATCGAAGCCTTTGGTCGCATACAGTACCTTATACGGACGCCCGCTTTATGGAGTGCAGCTTTACTCAGGCCTATTCGCTACGGTCTGGATTTCGTTAAAGCCTGTGACGCCCTCAGTTAACGGATGGAGGAATCTTAACCAGTTGGAACCCTTAAGCTAATGAACAAACAAACTATAATCTTGCCAGGTCAACAGGTGGAGTGGGGATCGTACATCTCCAAGTATCAGCCTGACTCCCAGAAGGTATTGGACAACATGTTCACTGCCGGGTCCAAGAACTTCATCACGGACCAGACTGGTATGATCGACAAGAGGCAGGGTGGGGTTCAATGGAATCGAACATCCTTTTCAGGCCCGGCTGCGGACTCATACGAAGCTGTGTTCGAGAGCGGTGCAAGGCACTTTCTCCGGGTTGGCCAGGGAGTCCTATCTGCCTCGACGGGTAACGGTCTGTTCACCACGATCACGTCCGGCTACTCGGCCTTCGGCAACTTTGAATGGGCCACGACGCAGGACCGCGTGTACGGGGACAATGGCATCAATGCCCCGCAGGTCTACGATACCGTCACTGTGTATGGTGGCGTCACCTACTCTTTCACGACCGGCAAGACCAAGCCTATGGGGGCTCAGCCTCCTGGGTCTGCCCCGACTGCTGGCACGCCCACAGCTGGTGGCTCCGTCCCGGTAGGGCCTCATAAGTACAAGGTCACGTTCGTGTACTACGGATCGGAGGAGAGCAATGGCTCTCCCTCGTCAACTACCCAGACCACGACCTCTGGGAACCAGACCATACCACTGACGAACATCCCGATAGGTGGGTATGGTGTCACGGCACGGAACATCTATCGTGACAACAACGACAACAATTTCCTACTGCTCACGACGATCAGCGACAACACGACCACAAGCTTCAATGACACGCTGTTCCAGGGCGCGACGCCGACTGCAATCCCGCAGTTCAACAACCCGCCACCGACGTTCAGCAAGATCGCCTTGTGGTTGGATTCCCTGTGGATCACTCCTACCGGCGAGACGAACACGATCCGCTACAGTAACGCAGGTAGCCCGGACATCTTCGACCCGGACAACTTCATCGTGTGCCAGTCAGATGACATCATCACGGCCATTACAGTTTACAACGGCAAGCTCTACGTGCACGGCCTCCACAGCTTCGGAAGCATCGAGGGGACGACCCCCGACACGTTCTTCTACAACAACATCAGCCGCACCATCGGCTGCACGGACAATCGCTCCATTCAGATTCGTAGCATCGTGTCTGTCCCAACGCTTTGGTGGCTCTCGGACAAAGGACTCTACTATTCCAACGGATACACAGTCGAGTATGGATCGGACTTCATTCAGGACCTTGTTAACCTGAATCTGGCACAGGTTAACTACTCGACTAACAAGAACACGCAGAACTCGCAACCTCAGTACCTTGGGGACACGTACACGCAGGGGATAGACATCCTTTCCCTCCCTGGGACGATCACGACCATCAACCCGGAGTCAGAGTATAACCAAACCTCAGATTGGCTTGGCGGATCAGTCGTGACGAACATCAAGACCTCAGATTCAAACTTTGCTGAAGCGCCGACTCTGTTTGCTCCATCGTTGGGAAGCGGCGTGCTTGGAGGTCAAGCTCAGATTTCCGGCCCCAATGTGACACTGCCGGGCGGAGGAAACTTCACTGGCGAGTCGCATGGCGAGACGTTCAAGGCGAACTTCTTCAACGAGGCATTGAACACCTTCTACAACTGTGCGAAGGTCGCTCAGCCATTCGTTCCGTCCTTGACCGGCGTGCTTGGCACAGTCTCTGGATTCGATTTGAACAGCTTTGCTTTCGGCAGCCCCAGCACCGTTCCTGTGACGGTCGCTGTCTACACGGATGTGGGTGGACTGCCAGGCTCCTCACTGGCCTCTCAGACTTTCAGCCGCCCAGTGTCGAGCGACACTCCTTTGAACATTCCTCCGGCCACGCTCAACGTTAGCCTGACTGGCGGGACGCGGTACTGGATCGTCATCAGCCTTGGAACTGTGGTTGGCCAAGGACAAGGGTTCTTCAGCGAGGCAGGACAGAGCAGCACTTGGAGTGCAGGATTTTCGGCATACGCGATTGCTAACGGCGTGACTTGGGCTCCGTTCTCACCACCCCATGCCAGTTCACCACCTATTTCTTTGACCGGCGCATACACCTACACCGTGACCCCGGTTCCCGAATCAGGAACTTGGTCGTCCCCAGTCTATGACTGTGGGGCCATATCGAGCGTTCCCGCGAGCCTCGTGATCTCCGGCTCGTACCCTGGCGGCGTCACGTCGTCCAGCGTCACTGTGTACACCTCAGCGAGTCCTGGGATGGGAAGTCCTAACACGCAGACTTTCAGTAGCCCCAATGGCACATTGGCCTTGACGTTGACCGGCCTACGGTACTGGCAGGTCATCATCACGATCAACACGTCCGACAGCCGGAACGTCCCGTCTGTCAGCGCACCAACGATTTACTTCAGCACCACCGCGACCTGGGTGTCCCAGCCGATCCATGCCACCACGGACAATACCGGGTGGGGGACGCTCACCTTCTCTGGCAACGTGCCGAACAACACCAGTGTGACGTTGGCCATTGCCACGTCGCCTGACAACATCACCTATTCGAGCTTCGGCCCGATAGGCAGCGCGGTGACTCAGCCGTGGGCGAAGATTCAGTTCATCATCTCCACCGACCCTGGCAACACGACAAGCCCGTCCATCTCGGACGTGGCCTTGACCTGGAACTTGATGTCAACTATTGAGAGCAGCCCCATTGACACAGGCACGACCCCAGCCGGGTTCAGCACTATGCAGTTCGAGCAGAGCAACTCCGGGGTCGGGACCGTCACGATGTACATCCGCACCGCCTCGTCATCTGGCGGACTCTCGTCAGCGAGCTATGTGCTCGTCCCGAATGGAACGTTCCCGAATTTGACCCCGCAGGAATTCCTTCAGTGGAAGCTGGTGTTTACGGCCTCGGCCAATGCCTCGCCAGAGGTCACCTCGATCACAGTCAACTGGTTTGTGGGGACCGGCGCGTCAGGTGTCAGGGCTGCAAGCCTGTTCTTCAACAAGACCTACTACCTGTCTGTGGCCACCATCGGATCGAACTTTAACAATGTGCTGATCCAGCTGGATCAGTTCGGGAAGTTTCGCATACAGAAAGACAATTCTGTGGGCACTTTGCTCCTTTACTTCAACACGCTTTACTTCACGGACGGGACGAACGGAAACATCTACAACGGGTTCATCGCCCCTACGGACAACGGCACTCCGATCTCGATGGACGTTCGGACGAAGGCTTGGAGCGAGAGGGACAATATGTTCCTCAAGATCGCTCGTGGCATGAAGGTCACTGGCATCCACACCGGGACTCTGTTCCATGCCTACTACTCAACTGATCGTGGAAACACCTGGATCGAGATGTTCAACGAGTTCGGGTCATTTGGATACCAGACCAACACCAGCGGGATGGAATTCGTCACGATCTTCGTGCCGGACGCCGGTACGCTCGTGCCGGGCAGGACGCTGATGTTCCGCATCACGTCGAATGATTCATTCCCGGCCTCCATCATCAATTTCGAGCCCTCGATGTACGCTCGCAAGGGACGGTTCCTCAACAATGGCTAAGTCACAGCGCAAGCCGCTCAACCCTCCGACGCAGGAGGACAGGCCAATGCTGATCGACTACACGGCGACGATCCAATACTCGCTGTCGGACTTGTTCCGGGCGGCGCACGACCACCTGATTTTAACGTCGAACCCTAAGTCCACGGACGGCTCGTTGCAGCAGGTGTCAATCGTGGACACAGGAAGTTCAGTCTATCTGGTCGTAAAGACAAACCGTGGCTGGTTCAAGTCACCGGCCTTCACGGCAATTTAATGGAGAAATAACATGGCTGATCAAGTTGTTCAAAATGGCGCTCAAGGCGCTGCCGCTGGTGGAGCAGTGGGTGGACCGTGGGGAGCGGTCATTGGAGGGGCGGGTGGAGTTCTCGCGGGCCTCTTGAATGGGGATCGCAGTCAGCCCACTCCTGATCTTGCCGCGCTATTCAACACCATAGCGAAAGCCGGTCAGAATGAACAACAGCTCATCAAGCAGCTCCCAGTTGACCTTCAACCTCTATACGCGCAGTACAAGGCGTCCTTGGGCACGGCTGGAACCACGCTTCAAGGGGCCACGACTGGCATCGGTCAGAACCTCCTGACCAACACACAGAATCTTTACGGCCCCAATTCCCCTGCCGTCCAGGCCACTCTCGCTGCTCTGCGGACTCAGGACTACTCGACTTTGCCGGGGACCATCAACGCTTTGAAGGCCAACCTTGCCGGATCGGGCGGGTTGAACCGTGGTGCTGCGGCTCGCGCCATCACGAACGCCACAATCGCACCAGCCTTGCAGTTCGGCCAGCAAGCGGCCAATGTAACGGGCTCCCAGCTGACTGCCCAGCAACAGAATGTGCAAGCCGCGCTGAACAAGATTGCCGCGATGGATGACGCCACGGCCAATTCCATCTTCGGCATGAGCAAGGACCAGGCTACTCAAATCCTTCAGTCGGGTCGTCAGGACTTGCAGAACCAGCTGGCGGAGTTGATCAATCAGTCGCGCACGCAGACGGGCCAGACCCTTGCCCTCCAAGGCATCGGCTCCAACGCCGCATACGAGAATGCTGTGGCTCAGAACGCCAACCAGGCAGCCGTCGTTAACGGCCTAGTCGGCACAGGAGCGAATTTGTTCTCAGCCCTGGCACAGCCAGGAACATCGGGCGGTAACACAGGTGGCGGACAAGACTATGCCAGCCTCTTCCAACAGGGATTGGCTTCAACGCCTCCTCCGGGAAGCAACTATGGTCCATCGGCGGCTCCGGCGTATGCTGGGCTGCTCGCGTAAGGGGAGAATCTAATGGCTGAAAACTTTAACATCCAGACGACTCAGCAGCAAGCCAATGAGGCCGAGGGGCTCAACGATAACAATCCGGCGATGACCTATGTGGATTTCGCCAACCAGATTGCACGGAACTCCCAGCAACAGCAGTATCAACAGGCGCTCATTGACCAGGCCAAGCTCAAATTGAAGCAGAGCCAGTCGGCTGCTGACCTTGGTGTCAACCCGGAGCTGAAAGACTTTCTTTCTGTCCAAGAGGCTGTCGGAGAACTGAAGGCCGCTGGCGTCAGTGACGATGACATCAAAGCGTTCACAGATTCTATTGGTGATCAGAAGGAAGTCAGCCGCCAGTCGGTTGACACCGTGATCCGAAAGAAGCAGCTTGCTCAGCGGGCAGGACAACCATTTGTGGCGACTGACGAGGACGTTAAGGCCGGGAAGGTGGACGAGGCCGGTAAGCCTCTCATCTCCGGGCAGTCCTATCAAGCGTTCGTAGACCCCAACACTGGGGAGACACAGTATATCCGAGCCGGTGGCGAAGGCATTGCTGCCAAGGAAGCCGGAGTCGATCTCAAGGAATCAGAGGCCGATGAGAAGCAGTGGCAGAAGCTCGACGCGGAGATCAATAAATACACGCGCACGAGCCGTGGCAACTCGCTCGTCCAAGCTGTGCAGCGTGCCACTCGTGCTCTAAACGAAATGACCAACGGTCAGCCATTGACGCCCCAGGTCCTTGGGTTCGTGCATGACGACATCGCGGGTATCTTCCAAGGCGGCGTTCCGCCCGTCACAGGCAAGGACGCGACATCATTTTTGACGGCGAAGGACGAGATCAACAAGGTCATCTCCAAGTACACCGGCAAGTTCAGTTTCTTCCAGGGCGACATCGGTAACCAGCGCCAATACCTGACCCAGCTCATCAGTCGACTCCTTGTGAGTTCGGAGAACATGCTCGTGTCAGACATCCAGTCCGAACAGGCTGGTTACAAGAAGATTATTCAGAAGGACCCAGCCCGGTGGCAGCAGATGCTTCAGGACAAGACCGGCACAGTCATGGCCGGGCTGTCAGCCGGGGCAGGACCAGCTATCACAGAGGCGAAGCAGGAGCTTTCAGCGCCAGCCGGGGCCGCAGCTCCGACCGGCGGCACAGCCCCAGCACCAGGGGGCGCACCCGCTGCGAATGATCCGCTAGGTATCAGATAATGTCCTCCATCGACACCCTGGCTCAGAAGATCAAAGCCAAGCACCCTGAGTACAACGACATGGACAACTTGCAGCTCGTCCAGAAGGTCGTGACGAAATTCCCTCAGTACGGCGACATGTTGGAAGAGGGTGACAAAACTCTGCTTGGGAATCTTGCGTCCGCCAATGGACAGGGGCCCATTGATGAAATCATGGGTGCGAGCAAGGACGTAGGGAATATGGTCAAGGCTGGTGGGGCCGGGATCGCGGACCTGGACGCCTCGATACTGCCCAAGACTGCCAATCTTTTAGTCCCCGGACTAAATCTACAGGCTCCCAGCATGACTGACGCGCTGGCACAGGCTGGCCAGGATGTCACCAATGTGGAGGCTGGGCAACCGGCGACCAGCACCGCAGGTAAGGTGGGGGCTGGAATCGGATCGTTTTTCACGCCAAATCAGATCGCTTTACAAGGACTGGGTGGCGCAGTGGCCGAGCCGGTAGCGGCTGGCCTTGGAAAGGCCGCGAGCACGGTGTTCAAGGGCCTGACCGGCGCAGTTCCGCCAGTGTCGGAGTTCGCTGGCAAGGTTCTAGGCACTGAACCAGAGGCCGTTTCGGCCCTGGCAGAGAATCCAGAGGCTGTGAGCGCCGCTCAGGGCATGAAAGGCACGGCTGAGGACGTGGGTTCCTTCTTAAAAGGCATCGCAAAACGTGGTCAGGCGGCTGCCAAGACGGCAACCGAGGCTTTGAGCGATGAAACTGAGGTGGAAGGCGCAGGAAAATTGGTCCAGGACACCCTCGGCAAGCTCACCAACGACAAATCGGCCAACCAGTTGGCCACTGACAAGCTCGCGGACATCGTAAAATCAGTCCAAAAGGACTCTTCCGAGGCGAACGTCGGCCAGGCCGTCTCCGATCTCGATGATCTGATCAAATATAACAGCAAATCCGCGCCAGATTGGTCAAATCAGCTGCGGACGGTGCGCCAGCAGCTCAGCAACGCCCTGAAAGCCCAGAATCCAGCCTATAAAGAGGGCATCGAGGCCTCTGCCGCCACTCGCGGGCCGCTGAACACGCTCCAAACGAATTTAGGAGTCCGGGAAGGCAAGCCAGCCGACTGGACGATCAAGGCCCTGGGCAAGGTGACGGACCCGAACGCCCTGGCGACGCGGGCCGCGCTTGAGGCGCTCCCCGGCGGGGCCCAGCTGACCGGCAATGTGGCCAATGCGGCGGCCAAAGCCGCCCTCCAACAGTCACTTTTGGGCAAGATTCTCCTCGGTGGCGTTCCCATGATCAATCCGGCCATACAATCGGCCATCCGGGGCGCTCCTGCGGCGGCCAATGCCGTCTACCAAGGCCTCACTCAGTAAGAACGCTGTAGAATCAATCCTGGCACACAGATTTAAGAAAAATCGGGGGTAAAACCCCAGAAAGGAGCTGGACTATGAAATTGAGCTATGAAGCCCGTAAAAACCTTCCAAAGAAGTCATTCGTGTTCCCTGGGAAGAGGGCCTACCCCATCAATGACCTCGCCCATGCTCGCAACGCCCTTGCGCGGGTGGCCCAGCACGGCTCACCGGCTGAGATGGCCAGGGTCCGGGCGGCGGTGCACAAGAAGTTCCCAACGGTCAGCCATAACAAGGCCGTGGTCAAGGGACTGACGGAATAAGGGGGAGTCATGGCACAGAAATGGGAAGTTCGCTTAGGGAGGATGGAGAGCACGCTGGCCGATGTCAAATCGACCGTTGACGGGCTTGACCACATCATACGAGGGAATGGGAACCTTGGCCTGGTTGCCACGCAGAGTATGCAGGACATGCGTATAAAGGCCTTGGAGAATGACAAGAAGTCACGAATGAAGTCGTGGCATGAGGTATTGATTTTAGTGGCCAGTGGAGGGGTGATTGCGGTGCTGACAGCAGTAGTGCAACACTTTGTCCGATAATGGGAGGCTCTTATGGAACCATGCCCCGGAACCTACCATTACCCGCAGCTCGCCCAGCGCATCGAGGTTGACGGTAAGAACAAGAAGAAGTCCTGGCTCATCACGTATTGCAAGCAGTGCAATTTCAATTACGACATCGAGGAGAACCACGGCAGACTCAAGGTGGACAAGCCGGACGACAGCGGCTCCTACTTCAGGCCGTGGCCGCACGCTTAGCCGGTTGCGCGACCGGCGAACAGGATGGTTGGGCCTCCTCCCCCGGCCATTCGAGCCATAGATCGCAAGGTCTATGGCTTTCTTTTTAGGTAGAGCTTGCAAGAAAAACATGTATATTTTTCTTTCAAAAATATGTGTTTAACTACCTAAATGGATAGTGATTATATGTATTTAAACACATCGAAGTATCCCTTAAAAAGGATAATCGGGATTTATACCAGAACGGGGATAATTACCGAACGTTAACAATGGGGGTTTGATTATCAATGGAACTACGGATCAACAGGTTTAGGACGGGCGGGAAGAGTACGTTAGGAAGGTTTTTCGTGAATGGCGATACGTTCTGCGACACATTGGAGAGAGCAGTACACCCTGTCGGATTCCCGGAAGGTTATAAGAGCTGCATCCCCGCCAGGACCTACAAGGTAACCATTGACTTCTCTAATCGTTTCCAGAAACTGATGCCCCACATCCTTGAGCTGGATGGGAGCGAAGTCAACGGCTATACGGGCATCCGAATCCACTGCGGAGACACTGACAAGGATACCGAAGGGTGTGTTATCGTTGCTGACAATATTGTCAATGACGACTTTGTAAACCAGTCGAAGGCCGCGTTCGGCAGACTTTTCCCGGTGCTTAAGAATGCTTTTGACCAGGGCGAAGAAATCACACTGCTCGTTCATGAGGATTTTACTACTCAATAATCACAATCGCATAGAGCTGAAGCACTGATGTGGTAGGCTGCCATTACCTTCTTGACACGGTTAACTCGGCGCTCATACCAAGCATTCTGAATTCGCATTCGTCGAAGTTCTTCAGGTGTAGGCTCAGGAAGATCGTGGCGTTTGAATAAGTCAAGGAACTTCAACTCATCATTCAACCTTTTTAACAGCTTCGCATCATATCCTCGAATTAAATAACTCATCCCTAGATCGTCCATCAATATCTCTCCTAAAAAAGCCTGTTGTCTGACACGAAGATCGTGAACTCCATCGTGTCCCTTCCTACTAACCGCAGGTTCACGTTGTCCTGGAACGCCGGTAACTGCACGTAGTCCTCACGCAGGATCAGCGCGTAGACGAGGTTTCCATTGTGCAGAACCTCAAGGGTGAACGTGCCGCTGCCGGACACGCAATACTCCACTCCGCTCGAAAGGGGAACGGTGTACTCGCGCTGTCCTTTGACGACAGCAAACTTCCTAGTCATCCGACCTCTCTCCGCAATATGTGTTGTACGCCATGCACTCCTGCGTGGTCTTGTAGTTGCACTCCCACCTCTTAGAATCGAAGTCGTAAGCGCAATACTTCTCCACGCCGATCACATTGTGGTTGAACAGCAGAAGATGAAGCACCAGCCAATGCCACATGTCAGTACCCTCTCTCACAATCGCATATGCAGATCGTGTGCAGTTTGTGCCTCTCGCACTTGTAGTGCATTCCCATTCGACACCACTTACACACCTGAATCTCTCCCTCCGGCTGCTCCCTTTCCAACGTCGCCATTAGAAAAAGAAGCGAAGCAGACTCACGGCAGCCGCGCATACGACGGCGGCAATATAACAAATCGGCTTCGGGAATACGAATGCCGCGCTCAACGACGCTCCTGCAAGAATGCCTAAGAAATTAGCCATTTGATCTCCTCCGAGGCTTTTTGCCTCATATATTGATCACGTAGACCGACAACTCGTGCTTCGTCGCTTCCTTGATCATGTTCAACGTCCCACGGCTCTTCCCATCCCACAGTGCGATGAGAGCGTCTGCGTAAGCAGCCATCTGTCTGTTTCGCCGAGGCCCGGCGCTTGATCCGTAGGCTTGCCAGGCTGCGTTGAACTGGGTGATGGGAAGCTTCATCGCTTTCGCCCATTGTTCGCCAAGCTTGTCCACGTTGCCTGAGTTCCCACTCACCACTTCTGTGATAGGAAACCCCGACTGTTGGATCGCGTCCATCAGCTGCTTCATCGTCACCTGTGCATTCCTTGACCCAGCAATAATAGTTTTCACGGGCAAGTCCATTGATATGATCCAGGCTTACGAGTGCAAGTGCCCGTGATCCACGAGGCACACCCGGTCATTGAAAGCGCAAGACAAGCCAAAAGCACAATATAAGGACGCATATGTAACCTCCGAAGAAAAAAGCAATCGCTCTAGGAGTCATTTAGAGATCACCGCCACGTTTAAAGGAAGAAGTTTTTCAATCTCTGGCTTAACGTCCTCCCATCTCAGGTGGCCATTTCCACAGCCAGGTCGAGGCAACAGAACCAGTTTATGACCAGGCCCGTCTGCAAACTGCTTAAGCTCAAGGCAGGACCGCTTAATCAATTCGATGTCAGCCTTCTCCCACCAGTTGTGTTTCACAGGAAAACTGTAGATCACCTTGTTCTCGATGACTCGAAGTGGATGCACATGGTTTCCAAACATCTTGATGACATGGCCCAGGGTCTTATCAATGTCTGGAATCCTTTGCTTGGCTTCCAAGGCACAGCCACGGCCCATGACTGCGCGGCCATTGGGCTTTACATATCCATTGGTCGTTATGCAGATGCCTGTGGCTGGGGTACTCCAAAGATCAGCTTTGATGTCAAGCATGGTCTGCTCTGTGCTTGTCCGTGACCTCACAAGCGATCATGCCCCAGTCCTGGATGTCGCACACGTCCGGCCCAAAGGGAGCACCATAGGACAGTGGGACTTCTGTCTCATAGAACGGCTTTCCTTTGTAGCTCACGGTCAGATGAGCACCCACCTTGGCCCTTACAACCTGTAAGTGATAGTCCGGGTACATCTGGTCATCTCTGTCATAAAGAACGTCAATCGGTTCGCTCATAGAATCCCCAACCTGCTTGCCATCCATCCACAGAGGAGAATGTCAAGGCCGCTGTGGTAAGTGTCAGCGTTCACGTTTCCTACCCACTCATTCAGACTGAACATCGACCGTTGCCAGAAGAAATCCTGGCTGCCACGCTTATAGATCGGCAAGGCGTGCTTGCAACGGAGCTTTGGCTGGCCTAGTGACGGAAGCCATGCCGGAGGCTTGGGCGGCCAGTAGACACTGGGCTCAGTCGGGTTTAGGCTCTGGATATTCCCTTGCTCTCTCCGCTGGTAGCTGAAGGTCCCCAACATGCGCCCTACCAATGCGTCATCCCGGTTGTCCAAGGCGTCACGAACGAGCACATAAACCCATGCGTTGTTGGTCTTGTGGCAGATGCGCCATATCCGCTTAAGTCCATTATCGTATACCTTATCGTTCATAAGGTACTTCAGGACGTGCAGATGAATGGCAGCGCGATGGGTGTCGTAGTCCGTGTCCCACCACAGGAGCTTGACCTTGGGGTACGCGAGAATCGGGTAGTACGTACTGTAGATTCTGGCGTATTCACTGTGATAGATTACAGTGTCCGGCGCGTAGACTTTCCCCAAAGCCAAGAGCGCCAAATAGAGAGTGATTCGGAGGGGGTCCGTCATCACCCCGTTGTCGAGGGCTCCATACGGAGTAGTCTGACCATTAAGGTCAACGAGGCAACCGCCATGTGCAATGAGGCTATTGAGCCAGGTACGAAGCAGTGCTCCTGCTTTAGCACGCACATCACTGTTTCCCCACCGCAGAGCTGCATAGAAGAAGAATAGTAGTCCTGTGGCTGAGTCGTTAGAAGTCGTATCATTTGGCTCTCCGTTCGGGTAGTACCCTCTGACCAGGACGCCGTTCTTAAAAAACGTATTGATGAACGCAAGTTGCGTATCCACGTTGTCGCCCTTGATGATCTTGTAGCCGGTGTAGAGGCCCTGGAAGAGGGCGGTATCGCCCGCATCAGACGGTCTGGGTATCTGATACCAGAACTCACCAGACGGTTGCACAAACCGAGCCTCTAAATCGGCAGCGAACAGCGCCTCAAGACCAGTGAGGTCAGTCGTCATAGGCTCCTCGACGTAATCCTCGAATGGGTCCCAACACAGGTTGATCGTGTCGGCCAGCCAGATTGCCCCGACCTTCAAAAGATTGATTGGTTGCATGTAGACTTCTTCGAGAGTCATCGAACTTTATTCTCCTCTTCAAGCTTCTTGATGGTGTGGTAGTATGCCATTTGCTTTTGAAGCCTGATCTTGATCACCGTCTTGACATGTGAAAGCTGGCTAAACGTAAGCCCCAGAACCTCCTGCATTCTCTCGTTATTCTCTCCTTCTACGATCCAGGCTGTGAACACCTGCTGCTCAAGGTCTAGGAACTTCGGCAGCCCGCAGACCCTCTTCATGTCCCGGATGTCGCACCGCTGGTCCACGTACTCACCCTTCTTGTCTAGCTGCGCTCTAACTGTATCACTTGGGATTAGTCTGGATTTCCAATCCTCATAAGCCTCGGAGTTGTCCCAAGTATCCTTCACCTTCCTGTGTTCCACAGGGACTCCGTTAAACCCGGCCATCATCTGCTTCATGTGCCTCTGACACGACGCGCACGCCTGATCGAACCACTGATACACTGCCTGGGTTAGTTTGAGGGGGCAAACTGGACAAGACATTATTGTACCTCATCGGCCTTTGTGAAGGTTGCTGTACTGATCTGAACTTTCCCGAATGAGTCAAGATGCGAATCCTTCATGGCAAAATGCACGATGCTGTCAAGCGCATTGCCAATCTTGCCCTGCATACTGGGACAGTGCTCGATGGAGATGACCACTCTCGTGGTTCCCCAACACTTACATCTATCCATTGGCTGCTGGGGGTTCTGCACTGGGAGCCTCCTGAGTCGTTTGAACTGGCGCTTCAGCCGGAGCTGGCGTGCCGGTGTCCGCTGGTGGTGTACCTGTTGGTTCACCAGCCGGTGCGGGAACAGGAGCATCTACAGGCGGCTTCGTGTTAGCGCCCGCAGGGACGAGCAGCTCCACGGCCTTCGCCTTGGCCTCAGCGGCTTCCTTCTCCATCTTCTCAAGGTCGGCCTTGGACTCGGCGATGAGCTTTTCAAGCGAAGCCTTCAATTCCTCGTCGGTAAAGATGCCCTTGTCCATCAGGACCTTGTGCAGCGCCTGGCCGCGCAATAGTTCTTTACCGATGATCTCCTGAAGCACATGGTTGAGGCCTTGTAGTTTGTTCTCGACTTGTGAGCAGCGGGCGTGGAACTGGTTCAACAGCCCGTGTAGATAGTTCTCTCTCATTGTGGTGTCTCTCCTTGTTGGCTGAGAAGCGTTTCTACGCGCTCCTTTACCACGCGAATCTCTTCCGCCTCACGAAAATTCTTGACAGGAAGCTCGAAGATGGCGTCCAATGTCTTTTGAAGCAGGATGGCCGCCGGGTTTGGGCTGCTCTTGAGGTCGGACATCGTGACCTCGATCTTTACTGAATTAGGTACTGGCATGTGTTTGGCCCTCCTGGGCGATCCCGCCACTTTGGCAGGATTTTGGCGAGATTTCTTTGGCGCTTCGCCTTCCGGCTTGAACTTCCCAAACAGCGGGTCCTCTGTGAGGCCAAGCTCCTGAAGGTCCGTGGCCGGTAGTCTGATCATGGAGCTGTTTATGACTCGCGGCTGAGCCACACCGGGGTTCTGCTGCTTGGTGCACCGCGTGCACAGCGCCTCGTTGGTGGTCAGATTGTTGACCACAGGTGACATACAGTGGTGGGCGTGCGGCGTGTTGGCGTCCACGATCTGAATGCAGCGCAGCATCCCACTGAACATGGCCGCTTTACGACCCATCTTGAGCTGCTGCACAAGCTCTGAGTTAAGGCCGGTGGACTGAATCTCTGCCACCTGGGCCGGGCGGGGCAGACGGGTGTTCGGGTTCTCGGCGAACTGCACCTTCTTCGCCTCGGCGATGTCTACCTCGGTCGTGCTTACTTCGCTAGTGATGTCGTTCTTAGAGTCAGCCACGTTTCCCTCTCTTAGGCTTGCGGACTCGCTCAATCACGACCGCGAACTCGCGCCTTCCCACCTTAAACAACATGCTCTCGCATTCCGCGAGAGGCAGCCAACCAGATGCAACCGCCGGATAGAGCTTGCACTTCTGGACCTCGGTCCCTCCATTCCATCGCATCTCTGCACCTTTCAAATTCAGCTCGACATGAATCTCTGGTTTAAGCATTATTGTAACCTCGTGAAGGGATGACCCACAGGATTTCTTCGGATCAGTGCCCAGAATGCTTTTCCCTTCGAGGGAGAAAGCGTCAACTGCTCGAACTCGGTTGGCGAGATGTTCTCGTAGAGGTAGATTCGGTTATTAGTGAACTGAATCTGTAGCTTATAGCCAACAGGATCATACCCCCAGGCAGCAACGTCACTAGAAGCCACTGCCACCATCGTAATTTTGCCAACCACGTTCTCAGCTGCGTTGGCGGCAGCTTGAAGAGTCTGTTCTGCTTCATTTAATAGTCCGCCTTCCGTGGGAGTTGGGACATCTGATGGCAATGGGATTATGTCGTTATCATCAACCATTGTTCTTCCTTTTCATATCATGATTTTTGTTCCATTCGTCCACGAGCTTCTGAACGTTGCGAGCGCGAGGCTTGAAGCCGGGGCACTTGCAATACTTCTTATCCCCTTTGTTCATGAAATATTCGCCATTGACTTGGTTGTGCTCACACTCTTGTGCGATCAGTCCCTGGATCGTAAGTGGGTAGTCAAAATACTCTGGGTTCATCACGCAACCGTGATGATGCTCCTCCCATTTGTGCCCACAGGTGCAGATCAGGTTCTCGTCGAGTGCGTAAACTCTCATAGCTCCTTCTTCAGGTTCTCAACGTCCTCTTGGAGTACGTTATCGCCTAGAGGGACGAGAGTAATATCTTTGTAACCCGCGTCCCGGAGCATATCATGCATCTTCCAACCGGCATCCACATTTGCGGTGTGAATCCTGACTTTCTCTGGTCGCTTATCGACTGGCATATCGCACATGTACATGCAGACGGACATGAAGCTTTCCTTGTGCATACGAATATCTGTTCCCCACACAAACACAATGTCGTGGTCGAGCGAGATTTCATGGACGAAGCCTCGATAGAGGAGGCTAATTGCATCAGTAATCGTTCGCGCAAGCTTCCAGCCATCGGGGCATCTCCTTAGATCGTCAACGTAGAGTTTCATGAAGTTTTAAAACCTTTCCTTCCCAATCGGGATGACTGTCTCGACATGATGGCGATGAACCGGCATGGGCAATCTCGAAGATGAAGCAGAATATGCAGTCATCTTTATGATTGCTTGGTCCGGGACAATGCTCTTCAGCGATAGTTTGTATGCACTGAAGGGCCTTGACGGCCAGTTCACTCTTCATCCTCTTCGATGGACTCGACTTCTTCGACTGGCTCACCGTCCGGCTCCCACTCGCCCGACTTGCATACCCCACCCGCAGCACTGTGCATAGACCTGCTCGGCCATGTATTTTGCATTGAAGTAGTCATCCAGTACGGACACGTCATTGCCCACAGACACATCCTGTAGATACGCATCCGCTATAATCCCCTCGATTCCACGTAGGGTCACTCTCTGAAACCATTCCCGTGCTCGTGCAGTTTTTCCCATCATGCGCGTTTACCTCCGTGACGATAGGGTCTTGTTTTATTGAAGGCCATTTTTTCTTCAACTGCTCTTTCAAGGTCCATCCCGCGAGCAGCGCACATATCAAATACACGAATAAGAACGTCAGCGAACTCTTCCACGACATGACCCTCATCCCCCTTACGATACGCTTCTAGCGCTTCGCTTAGTTCAGAGTGCATGAGCGCAATAAGCTCGTAGTTATTTCGGTCCTGCTCCCACCATCCATGCTCGATGGCAGTCTGATGGGCCTCTGTCATCATCTCTGTGATGGTCATTTCTTCGGTCCTTTTGGATGATGCGGCTTCTTATGTGGTTTGGGCTTGCCGAAGAGGGCTTCAAACAACCTCTTCCACATTTTTTCCGGGTGTTGGTAATTGTCAATGAACTCAACGATCACGCTGGCCCGCATCCCGCCGCTCACGCCCAGCTCCTGATGTCCTGCGCTGTCTAATCCCCAATTTGTGATGGCTACCACTTCACCTTTGTCGTTGATCCAAGGGCCGCCGCTGTTTCCGCCATGAATCAGGGCGTCAGTCAGAATGTAGTTCCCCTCGTAGCCGCCAACCACACCGTAAGTCACCATCCACCTCATTGCGCCGAGCATATTGCCAACGACGGTGATCGGCTCACCCACGGTCGTCGTAGTATTGAACACGGCATAGTGGTCAAGCTGCACCGGCTCTTCCAACTTCAACACAGCCAGGTCATGCTCTCGGTCACCTGCGTCGGGGTGGGCCTTCACGACCCGCTTACCGGGGTACACATAAATCCATTCATCGTCGTCGAGTGAGTGAACCATGTGATAGCAGGTCAGTACGGTCATGGAGTCGATTAGAATACCAGTGCCACGGTATCCGCCCTCGAACCCTTCGAGGCTGACGAGGGTAGTGTACTTCTTGGTGTTCTCGATGTTCTTGGCCACTATCGGGTAGCCGGGCCGACGAACGAGGGGCTGGTGCTGCACATGACTTATCGCCCAAGTCGCGTGAACGTATTTGTAGGTGAAATACGCTCCGGCAACGATTGACAGCCCGAAGTAGGCAACGGTCCAAAGTTTCTTTAGAAATTCCATGTCATTTCCTCCTTTTCTTTTTCTTATCACCCCAGTGAAGGAGGTCCCGCAACCATGCGGTGCGGTCATAGAACTTTTCGATGGTGTCGCTAATGAATTCCATACGCATGAGCCATGCGATGACGGCGCTGACCCATGTCATGTGTACAACAGGGTGAATTTTCATGTGCCTGGGGCCTTTGGCAACCACTTCTTGCCATCCGCCGACCAGTGGCCCTCAGATTTTGGCTGAAGTTCCACATTGAAGGGCCTTCCGCGCATGATCCTGAGCATCTGAAGCAGGACCGCCTCGGCGGCCTCAGCCTGGTTCACACGAATCATCTCTTTCAAGTCCGCGTCGAGACTCGAATAGGCAGCTTCTTTGAAGAAAGGCCCGTTCATCGTGTTTTCAGGTAGACTACACCTGCCACCACCATCGTCACGGCAAGGATAGTCAGCCCAATGGCCGTGCTGACTATGACCGGCGCGAATACGAGCCACCATGACCAGTTTATGACCTTGGCGAGCTTGGCAATGACGAAAATGACGGTCAGCCAGCTGGCCAGACCCATGCCACTATTTACTTCCACTTTGTCCGACATCGGCTACCTCCTTGAACAGCTTTATGATCTGTCGAGCCTGTTTAAGCAGCAACCCATCCTGTGAGTCGGTCATGAACACATGGCCGCGAGGGTCCTTCACGTTCAGCACGTCCGGGTCGTCATCCAGGATCACGAACTTGGTGATGTTGGGCCACTCCTCAAGAGAGAGGTTGATCTCGTGCGCCCGGTCGCCGCTCATCGTGCGCGGCGTGTAGCCAATGATGCGGGCCGCCTCCACGCCGTAGTTGTTGAGGATGTTCTGCATCTCAACCTTCGTGTGCAGTGCCCTCCACGTAGAGGAGATGATCAAGCGGATGCTTGAGTCCTGCTCAAGGATGTACTGCAAGTTCGAGCAAGCGATGGGGGACAGCATGTCCTGGATTCGCTGGCTCTTGCGTCTCTGCTCGCATCGGACACTGGCTTCCGAATTGAGCACTCCGTCAAAGTCAAGAAATATTACTTTCATTTTGGCCTCCGGCAGCGCCGACACTCTCCATTGACTGTGTGGGCTGGGCTTGTTGGTCGCTTGCACTTGGTGCAGCGTTGTCTTGGTTCTCGCATGGCGTCTCCTCGAATTGCTTCTTCAGAAGCTGCTCTTTATACCACTCTGGAAATCCCGCAATAAGGATTCTTCCAATTTTCGGCCAAGCGGCCTTAAATAGCTCCTCTTTAATCTCATTTTCACACTCTTTAAGAGTGTCCTTTTGGATTTCCGCGAGTATTTTGCCGATGTCTCGCGGGGAGTCCTCGATCTGTCCAGCCTCACGAAGATGCTGTATAGCCTTGTTCCATCGCGCAGGAGTTTTGTATAAGAGAGCCACCTTCTCGACGACCTCGTTGTTCGACGGATTGCTTTGCTTCCAGTTCCCACCATGAACCTCCTTAAACTCCTCGGAAACGTACTTAGCCATGAGCGCCTTCTTGTCGATCCCGAACTGATTGTATCCGATAGGCTTCACCACCACTCCCTCAATCTTCTGGCCACCTAGGAAGCTCATGGTCTTAAGAATCTCTTGAAACTGCTCCACAGAGCTGACTATCCCGGCGTGAAGCAGAGGAACTACCTCAAGGTCGAGCCGGGCGGCTTCCTGTACCACTTCCGAGTAAGGCATGTAGCATTCCTCGCCCGTGTTCACGTCAAAAATCACGACATTATGACGCGGTACGCGATCATAAGCAAGAGTGTTATGTCGAGGACGACAAAGCACCTCACCACGATACGTATACCCTGGGGTGAGTTTATCCTTGATCGAATGAACGTACTCCACGGCTGCTTTGAACAGCTTGTCGGCAGTCTCTGCATAGATGTCAGCCCCCTTCGAGCGAGTAATGACGTTTCCTTCTTCATCGAGGCCGAATGAGAACTGTGAACCATCGACTTTCTCCTGGACGTACACCGGGTCTTTTAAGATGTCCTTCACTACTCGATGTCCAAACGAGTAAATCGAAGGGTAACTATGCAACCTCATTGGGCCTCCCTTAGTCTAACAGATTTTTGTCCTTTTGTCAAGAGATTTATTGGACTCCTGGGCCATTTTCCGCAGTCTCGGCATTGGTAAATCTGGAACTTACCGGCATCGGTCCTGGCAAAGCCTTTTGGCTTCAGATTCGTGCTTCCGCACTTGCAGCGTGTCTTTCCATCGGCCACGGTGGCATGTGGCGTCCTGATCCAGCCCTTGATGTCGTTGTAGTGCTCGGCAGTGGACAGAACGTCATGGATGCAGTATTCAGCCATCGCTTTCCAGGCCGAAAGCTTGTTCTCCATACAACCTTCCCACAGATCGAAGCCGGGGAACTCCTTGTGGTCGAGCTTCTGGTAGTTCTTGTTCATCCGGGTCTTGTAGGCGAGCTTGTGCGACGTGAATGCGAACACGCGCCGCTCCTCAGTGAGGATGTCAATCACCTTCACTGGCTTAAACGGTTTCATTTTGTGGAACGTAGCCCTGGCGGCCACCTTTCGCAGGTCGAAGTGGTTGATGTTCTGACCGATAACCACATCCGCCTGGTTGATGAGCTTAATCAGGCCTTTTACGAGTTTCTTGTCATTGTAGACGTTCCTTCTACCACGGTTGTCCATGTAGAAAATCTTGTCATTGTCCATCCACTTGGCGGCCCATGCACAAATGGTCCAGTCGCGTTTCAGGAAGTCGAGCGGCAAGCGAACCTCTCCCAGCTCCCAGCTATAAACCAGGCAGGGGAAATTCTCGATGTCGAGGCATAGTATCTTGAGTTGGTTTGTCATAAGGCTCCTTAGTCCCAGTACGTTGGGACTTTATTTCGGATCAAGTCTATTCCTCGGATCACATCATGAGTGTACGCGATTGGCCACAGCTTCTCGTCGAGCATCTGGGTCTGACCATTCATCCAGTCAGAAAATTTGTGGAACTCTTCCTCTGTCAGTGCTGCTTTCAGGACCGGCCATGACCAGCCATAGTCGTGATTGGGTGGCGGCAACCCAAGCCTCTTTACGTCAGCGAGCGTCGCCTTCCACCACTTTTTTCTCAAGTCCTTCAAGCCCTTCGGGGTACTCGATTTCATTCTCGTCTCCTTTGACGTGCTTTGTCTCCGTCTCCGCGAAGTAATACTCACCGGCCCGGTCGTTGAACACGAGCTTGAACACCCGGAACTCCCGCTTCCCATGCACGCGCAGCCACAACTCATAGTCCTCATATTCGAGGTTGATCGGGAAGCCCAAGATTTGCTTCTCCTTCACAGATTTCTGCGGGACTGTGCTGACCTGAATGTACCTGGTCTTGAAGCCGTTTTTCTTGGCAATAAGGTCGCAGCCGAAGATGTCCCGGCCCGCCATGATGAGCTTCATCTGCCCGGTGTACTTGTCCTTGATGTAGAGAATCTTCCTGTGCTGACCCTCCACAATCCATTTCTCACGAAGTAGGATGTCCCTCGTCTCGCGCTCGTACTGGTTTCCTTTTTGTGTGCTTTTCATTATTTCGCCTCGAACCAATTTCGCCCGGCCCCGCCGTTCGCCAGAATGGGGATGTCGAGCTTGACGATGTTTTCCAACGTCTCTTTGATCACCTTGGAAGCCGTAATGACATCGTTCGGTGACACTTCAAAGTGTAACTCATCGTGGACTTGAAGGATCGGCATGTAGCCTTTGTCTCGCACCTGAAGCATACCCATCTTTATGATGTCGGCCTCTCCGCCCTGGATGATGTAGTTGACTGCCGTCCTCTCGGCGTGCATCCTGTCGTAGATGTTTCGGGAATCAATATCCGGGAGAGGGATAACTCGACCGAAGATAGTCTTAACGCTCTTATGGACGTGAGCCAACATCTTTGTTCGGTTAATCCACCAAGTAACCCCTGGTAGTCGCTTCAATAGATCGAGAGAAATTTCTCCG